TAATGAAAAAATATTCATTTTAATGAAAAAATATTCATTTTAATGAAAAAAATCTCAATATTTTGAGATTTTAAAAAATACTAAAATTTTTTAATCACAAATTAAACTGTATTATTATTTTTTATTATTAGTTTATTTTTTACCTTTAAATACGCGTTATAAATTCATCACCTTCCTTTCAATTTGTTTTCAGAAAAATAAATCTTTTTTCGGGTGATCGATTTTCGACACAAAATTTGTGTGTTTTGAAATTTTTTTATATTTATTTTTTCAAAAAAAAGTATTTTTAAAAGTATAAAGTATAAAGTTTGTATTTTTAAAAGTTTATACTTTTAAAGTTTAAAAATAATACAATTAATAAAATGAATCACGAAGATCTAATCAATGCAATAAGAGATAATAATATAAGAACTGTAATATCTTTATTACGCAGAGGTGTAAATCCAACAGATAATAGGAATGAGGCAATTCGACAGGCAAGTGAACATGGTGCTATAGAAATAGCAACTATTTTATTATTTTGGTTAGGTCCAGAATACCAATATGTTGATCCCACCGATAATAATAATGAAGCAATTCGTATGGCTAGTTTTTATGGTCATACTAAAATAGTACGATTATTATTAAAATGGAAAAGTCCAATTGGGTTTGAAGATGTAGATCCCACTGTTAACAATAATGAAGCAATTCGTAAAGCCGGTGAAAATGGACATGTAGAAATAGTAAAAATGTTGTTAAAATGGCGCGGAACCGGACGATTAAACGGTAAAAAAGTAGATCCCGCTGTTTATAACAATCAGATTATTAAAATAGCTAGTCTTCAAGGATTTACAGAAATTGTAAAATTATTAATAAACGATGAGCGTGTTCCTTTAACAGATGACTTAATAAAAATGTTATGCGTTGAATTAAATAACAGTAAAGAGAACTGTCATAAAATACAAAATTTGCCAAATAGAAGAAAATGTATAGTAGAAATAGATCAGCTAAGAAGATCATTAGATTGTAGATCTTATTTAGAAGAAAAATTACTGCGAAAAAAGTTTAAAACGAATAAAAAATTACCAATCGAACTGTACGGTGAAATAGGTAAATATTTAGGTCCTCATGTTGGACAATATGAACACTAAATATAATAGTTAATTTTACAATTCATGTACTAATTCGCGACCAAATGGAGATAAATAAGTCGCTATTTCTCGGATAGTATCGGTCGGTAATCTTGTACTAACCAATTTCTTTATCATTTTGTCCACTTTTAGTGAAGGGCATCGTAGTTTTTTACGTTCTTTGTCTATTCGTTCCAAACACGTTTTTCGAAGTTCTAGATCCATTATATTATTACATGCAATTTTTTGTTTATCTAAAACTACACATTTTAATAGTTTATGTAATTTATTAATTTTTGGTTGAAAAAATATTATATTATCTATAAAATCTTTATCTATAATCTTTAATACACGTTTATCGTTTAATAAAATTTTTAGTATATCGGTATAACCGTTTTCAATAACCTCGCTAATATTAACTGTAGGATCTACACGTGGATCTTTTAATAATAATTTTACAATTTCTGTGTATCCAAATACATTTGCTATTCGCATAACTCGATTGTTCTGTGTACTTGGATCGACGCGTCGATCAGTTAATAATTCTCGTACTATTTTAGGAAAATTTAATGTAACCGCTAATATAAGAGCCTCGTTATCATTAGCACTCGGATCTACTTCAGATAATAAATTTTTAACACTTTGTTTATTGAGAATTGCCTTTTTTAAATCATCGTGAGAAGCTGCTCCATCGTGAATTACTCGACGTTGTCGAGATTTACGTCGAGACACACGACGAGATATACGTTTTAAATTACGTTTTGATTTACCGCGAGAGACTCGTCGAGATTTCCGACGGGATACCATTTTTATTATAAAGAAATAAAATTAAAAATATATTCAAATTGAATTTTTAAACATATTTTAATGTAGAAGGTATAAAATGTCAGAAATTATATTAGAATGTATCAAGGCAGATGGTAAATTACGTATTCGAATCGTTTCACCTGGATATTATCCAGATGCCAATTGTCAGTTTCCTCGTGATCTACGCGAAGTTGGTAGAAAATACAGTGTTAAAACATCGGCTGTATGTCTTATAACCTCGCGTGGAAAATATTATTATAGTGTTAAGCAACGTTCGGCAATTCGAATTTTAGATCCTGATGAACAAAGCTGTACTTTTAATCTGGAAGCTGCAATGCAGAACTTAGTAGTATACGAAGATTCAAGCGCAAATGATTGTACAATTTGTATGGAAAATCAGAAATCAATGGTTTTAATTCCATGCGGACATTTCTATACATGCAATGAATGTTCAATGAAACTGCTTAAATGTCCTATATGTAGATGCGAAATTACCGAACGTATAAATAAAACTCAAATGGGATAAAAATAAATACTCCGATTAAATAAAATTTTAAACTAATTAGTTTAAAATTAATTATTCTTAACGTAGATCTTGTCGCATACTTTATTTACATACGTATTCTTAAATTGTAGATACTCGCCTTTCTCATCGGTCGGTTCGTTCTTCTCATCGCCATCCGCTAGTTTCCGAACATTGAATTTCTGATCGGAGAATCGCACAAGGATATTCATAAACTCCTCATAATCAATCTCCTTGTCCTCTAGTCGTTTCTGTAAATCGGTTAGTATCTCAAGTGTTAGTTCGCGATTCTTGTCCATTAGTCCTCCAAAAAATTTAGTAGTTAATCGGGTCATATTAGGATCGCTCACAACTCGACCTTCTGCATCTTTGTGAGTCACCATACGTCGTGATAGGTCAGTGCATACGGCTTTACCCTGGAAAAACTGAATAGCTAACTCGGCAAATCCATCAGCACCACGCTCAAGATGACTACGTTGTAACATATCACCAAGTTTCTTATATTCATCATCGGTCATCGGAGCTAAGTTGTTAATAACGTTAATACGACTGTTGTTATTGTTATTAGTCTTAGTAGTGTTATTATGATTTACAGTTTTTGGTTGAGCTGCTATAGAAGCTATTGTGTCTTGTAGTTTTTCGATTTGAATTTTTAATTCTGTAATTTGGCGTTCATAGTTAGTTTGCTGATCTTGAAGTTGTTTTTCATAATTAGTTTGCTGATCTTGAAGTTGTTTTTCATAATTAATTTTTAAATCTTCTAATTTCTTAACTTTACATATATTTAAATGTCTTTGTAAACTACTATTATGAGTTAAATCTTTATCGCAATAATTACAAATATACTTTTCATAATTATTTGTATTGTTTATATTAGTTTGTATATTTATACAGAATTTAGCTGTTTTTTGATGTGTAACTAAAACACCTTTTGTCGAGAATATTTTTTTACAAAATTCACATTCCATTTATATAGTTAATTTCATCTCTTTAAATTGATTTTTACTATTTTTACAATTTTATTACAAAAAATATAATAAATTGTAATATTGTTTTTAAAGTTAATTTTTAAACATTATTATAGCTTTGATTTTTTAAATTTTTTTAAATATAATAATAAACTGTTTTTATATAATCGATTTATCATCTTCCCTTCAGTTTGTTTTCGGAAAAATAAATCTTTTTTCGGGTGATCGATTTTCGACACAAAATTTGTGTGTTTTGAAATTTTTTTATATTTAATTTTTCAGAAAAAGTATTTTTAAAAAGTAAAAGTATAAAGTTTGTATTTTTAGAATATTTATATTTTTAAAAAGTAAAAGTATAAAAATGAATTTTATAAAATAGTTATATTTATAAAATTTAGTGTAGATGAATACTAAAAAAAATGTTAAATATATTAGAAATGATATACTATATGAGAAAAAACAAGAATTAAGAACTCAATGGTTATATATAAGAATTATAATTCAAATAACCCAGCATATATTGGAAATACCGATTAATTTTCCTGTAATTGGTAACAGTATTGGAATGATTATTGACACATTTAATAATGATATTCTAGATATGTATAATACTTTACGATATAAAAATTTATCAAGAATAAAGAGTATAATAAGAAGATTAATTCAGAATGATAAGGGAATATGGAATACTAATGATGTATATATATTAAATGGTCCTAGTATATTTCAATCAAATTTTAGTCTATTTATCGAGAACAATCCCTCAAATGGCTTAGCATTTATTAACATTTCCGAAAACGCGAAACTATTACAGTATACTAAATCTAGTATAGAGAATATATTATCTTATTATGAAAAAGCATTAGAAATCTGTATTCTTAAGATGAATAATATACATACATTTTATAAAGCTTATTTATTAGAAAATGGTATTGACGAATCTGATGTATGTGTAATAAAATGCAACGATGATTCTGAAGAGGAAAACATAATTAATATTCCAAATGGTTAAAAATTGAATTAATCTAATAACTTTTATACATAAATTTAAAAATATGGATGAAAAAATTAAAACTGCTTTGCATAACGCTGCAATAAATGGCCACGCCACCGTCGTTAAAATTTTACTCGAGAACGGTGCGAATATTCATGCTAAAACTACAGATAAGCAAGCTACTGCTTTGCATCTCGCTGCGCAACTTGGTCGTGTCGCCGTCGTTAAAACTTTACTCGAGAACGGTGCAAATGTTCATGCTAAAACGAGTACGGGCCGTACTGCTTTGGATCTTGCTGCACTAAACAACCATGTCGCTGTCGTCGAAACGTTACTTGAGAACGGTGCGAATCGTGATACAATGACTAACGCTTTGCATCTTGATGTACGAAAGAGCAATGATGCCGTCGTTGCAACTTTACTGAAAAACGGTGCAAATGTTCGTGCTTTAACGTTGTTTGGAACGACTGCTTTGGATATTGCTGAAAGAAACGGTCATCATACTATCGTGAAATTAATCAACGACCAGCTTCTGCAAATATGTGATTTACATGAGGAGATTATGAAAGATGATACCGACAATCATGCCTTCATTGAAGCTTTATTGAAAAACGGTGCGGATGTCCACTTTAAAGACGAGTGGGGCTGCACCCCTTTGCATATCGCTGCAATGCGAGGTCATTCGGGCATCGTTGAATCGTTACTCGAGTACGGTGCGGATATTCACGCTAAATCTAATGGCGGTTCTACTGCTTTGCATGAAGCTGCACATAATGGCAATGTCGCCGTCGTCGAAACGTTATTGAAGAACGGTGCGAATATTCACGCTAAATGTAATGATAGCGATACTGCTTTGCATTGCGCTGCACAAAATGGCCATGTCGCCGTCATTGAAACTTTACTCGAGAACGGTGCGAATATTCACGCTAAATGCAATGATGGCGATACTGCTTTGCGTCTCGCAACACAAGAGGGTCATCATGCTGTCGTGCAATTAATCAATCACACACTACGAATGAAGCGACTACGTAGTTATGCCAAAGTTGTGGGCGCTTCATGGTGATGTATAATACCATCCTTGAAACGCGTTATGCTCCCGGTGGAAGTGGTTACATCGAATGTAAAGCCGAATTTAATCAATATAGCACCTCTACACATCAAGACTCTCACAAACAAATGTAAAATAGAATTACATGATTATTTTTATAGAAACTCTATAAAAATATATAATATGCCATACACTGAATAGTAAAATTCTCTTGTGTCTCTGTAATATTTTTCCGTTGATATTCCCGTATTGTTATTCGGGATAAATTCTTTCTTCATCGGTGGTGACCGGTATCCACCCGCATTCTCTACCTTTTGTTGTGTATGTTTCTACAAATCCGGACAGGAATTTTAATTCTGGAACAGTAAAGTCCTTAGTTTCGTATAGACTGATAATTTTTTTGATTAGACTATGTTCTTCATCTCTGATTTCGTTTTCAAATTTGTTATATACTTTTTTAAAGTTTGTATGTGCTGTACGGTATTCTATGTTATTCTTGAACTGATTATTCGAAAATTTTTTAAGATCGCCACCATTTTCAATAAATTCTTCAAGGGTGTTATAGTTCGGCCTATTGGTTTTGTAATAAGCAGTATATTCTAAGCTAATTTTTTGATAAACATCCGATATACTCTTCAAGGGTTTTAAAAATTCATGTGCGTCATTTAAATGTGGATCAAGTGATATACCTAACTCATCTGCCTTCATACAACTTGATACAGCAAATAGCAATAATTCAGCGTGTTTTTGTTTCACATTATTTATATTTTGTATGGTTTGGTCTGTCATTATATTTATTATATTAATACAATTTACTTTAAATTATAAATCAATTTTTTTATTATTAAAATAAGCAAAAAAAATTGAAAAATAAAAGATACTTTTTTGAAAATAGGAAAATATATAATATGCCATTTAAAAGCTTTCGACATATTCAAAAAAGATTTAATACATGGAACACAAAACAAGAGGATGATGGACCTGGTTATTATCCTTTCGCAATTTGGTATTTTGTGAAAGGTCTGACTCTATGGTTAAATGACCAAGAGGACCAAGTTAATGAAGAAGGTGGTCGCAGTATGAAGAAAATAGCCACATTTGAAGAGTTAAAAGAAAAAATACAAGCTAAATTAAGAGAATATGGTTATACTGATGTTGATGAAATACCGGAAGGTGTCGAAATACTGTGTGAACGTTCCCGATGGTGAGGCATAATCTACCGCCTCCAAATCACCAGCACCTGAAAGTCCTTAAACTTAAGATTAATTGAATGAACCCTATAAAACATGCTTAAAAATAAATTGAATTTTTAGAAAAATTTTTCTAGATAAAATCAGATTATCTAAATAATGCCCAAACCAGGAGAATTAACTATAGCACGTGCTAATATCCAAGATGAATTAGACTGTAAAATTACACATAATGCACCAACTTATGACAAATTTGAAAAATGGGGAGTTGAAAGAGCCTATCCAGAATTTGATTTGGATATTACATACTTTGACAAAGATGGAAAAGAAGTATTGTCATTTCGAGTCCAAATAACTGGTTACTACTATTGTTCTGGATCACGAAATTTTGAAGATATTAATATTAAATTTGTATCGCATCAAAATAATATTAATTTGAGTAATGAACAAATTATTGAATTACTTGGAAGTAAAGATTTACAAAATGCTGTTGCAGATAGCATTAAGGATAGTATGATTCCAAATGATCCTATTGGAATTCTTGAACAGATCTGGGACGAATTTTAATTCGAAATACTGTGTGAATGACGTTCCCGATAATAACCAGCGGTTGACGAAGAACAAATAGTAAGGTCTTAAATTTATACATGTATGTATAAATTTTCTAAACTAATGGATGCTCAAAAATAAATTGAATTTTAAAATAACTTTTCTAGATAAATGTATACTATGAATTCTAATATGATCGATTACGCTCAAGACTATATCAATTTTCTGAAGAACTGCGCGAGTATTCATGCTAAAACGTACGACGGCAAAACTGCTTTGGATATCGCAACCCGAAAAGGCCACGTCGCCATCGTTAAAATTTTACTCGAGAACGGTGCAAATGTTCATGCTATAGATGACTACGGTAATACCGCTTTGCATATCGCTGCACTATATGACCGTGTTGCCGTCGTTAAAACTTTACTCGAGAACGGTGCAGATGTTCATGCTATAGATGACGAGGGCTCCACTGCTTTGCATATTGCTGCACGAAATGGTCATGTCCCTGTCATTGAAATTTTACTCGAGAACGGTGCAAATGTTCATGTTATAGATGATGAGGGCAATACCGCTTTGCATATTGCTACAGAAAAGGGTCGTGCCGCAGTCGTTAAAAGTTTACTTGAGAACGGTGCAAATGTTCATAATAAAGATAAGGAGGGCAAACCTGCTTTGTATCACGCATCACAAAACGGCCACATCGCCGTCATTAAAACGTTACTCGAGAACGGTGCGAAGGTTCACGATAAAGATGAGTGGGGTAGAACCGCTTTGCATATCGCTACACTATATGACCGTGTTGCCGTCGTTAAAACTTTACTCGAGAACGGTGCAAATATTCATCATAAAGATGATGCTGGATCTACTGCTTTGCATATCGCTACACGAAACGGTCGTCGTACTATCGTGAACTTAATCAACCACACACTACGAATGAAGCGACTACGCAGTTATGCCAAAGTCGTAGGACGCTTCATAGTGCTGTATAAAAACGTCCTTGAAGCGCGTTATACCCCTGGCGGAAGTGGTTACCTCGAATGCAATGCCGAATTTAATCAATGTATTAGCTCTACACAATGATCAACCAAATAAATAGTAAGGTCTTAAATCAATAAAATTTATACATGTATGTATAAATTTTCTAAACTAATGCATGCTCAAAAACAAATTGAATTTTAAAATAATTTTTCTAAATAAATGTATACTATGAACTTTAACTCTAATATGATCGATTACGATCAAGACTATATTGAATTTTTGAAGAACGGTGAGGGTATTCATGCTAGAGATAACGAGGGCAATACCGCTTTACATATCTCTGCACGAAAAGGCCACGTCGCTGTAGTTAAAACTTTACTCGAGAACGGTGCAAATGTTGATGCTATAGATGACAAGGGAAGAACTGCTTTGCACATCGCAACCCGAGAGGGCCACGTTGCCATCATCAAAACTTTACTTGAGAAAGGCGCGGATATTCATGCTAAAACGAACCAGTCAGCTACCGCTTTGCATATCGCTTCGCAAAATGGTCATGTCTCCGTGGCTAAAACTTTACTAGAGAACGATGCAAATGTTGATGATAAAGCTACTAATGACAATACCGCTTTGCACATCGCTGCACAAAAAGGCCATGTCGCTGTCGTTAAAACTTTACTTGAGAACGGTGCAGATATTCATACTAAAACGAGTACGGGTCATACTGCTTTGCACATATCTGCTCAAAATGGTCATATCGGCATCGTTGACACTTTACTCAAGAACGGTGCGGATATTCACGCTGAAACGAATCTTGGAGCTACTGCTTTGCATCACTGCTTTGAGTTTTGCTGAAAGAAAGGATCATCACGCTATCGTACAATTAATCAACCGCGCACTACGAATGAAACGACTACGTAGCTATGCCAAAGTCGTAGGGCGCTTCATGTTGATGTATAAAACCGTCCTTGAAGGGCGTTATGCCCCCTGGCGGAAGTGGCTACCTCGAATGTAAAACCGAATTTAATCAATGTATTATCTCTACACAAGGATCTACCGAATAAATAGTAAGGTCTTAAATCAATAAACTTCATAAAGCATAAAAAACATGCTCAAAAACAAATTGAATTTTTAAAACAACTTTTCTAGATAAATGTATACTATGAATTCTAACTCTAATATGGAAATTAATATGATCGACTACACTCAAGACACTCAAGACTACATCGAATTACCGAACCGCAAATTGTCCGAATTTCCGAAGCCCTTTATGTTTACATCGCAAAAAACGCTGAATAATACTGGTTGTGTTACTTGGGATGAATACAACCAATATTTACAAACGTATGAACAAAGTTTAGAAAATATGAAAAAATGCGCAGAGTATAAGGCATTCGTTGATCACGACAAGTACATTGATTCGCTATTACCTAAATATTCTGAAGGTATGCGACGACGACTTATACAACAACGACTTGTCAACGAAGAACAGGCAAAACAATCTAATCAGAAAAAGTATAAATATAATAACCATACCACTAAGACTACTCCCTTACCCCTTAAAGTCAAAAAAGTCAAAACTGAAAGCAAAACTGAAAGCACTGTGGTGGTTGAACGGATTGTTACCAAAAAAATAGAGCTCAAGTCCGAACGCAGATCTGAAATAACTTTACCCAAAGTTGAGACATGCGATGAAGAAGAACAGGAGATCAAAAACTTCATTTATCTTCTACGTGAGCGTGATACTAAGACCGAGATAACTAAGGTGTCTGTGAAGACCACCGAGACCGAGTCTACTAAGTCAGAAGATGCGGAAGACTACTCTGATGATCATCTCATATCCGCATTTTCTAATATCTCTAAGACTACGTCTAAGATGAATACGTCTAAGACGACTACGTCCAAGACGATTACCTCGAAGACCACTACGACGATCACCAAGACAATTACTAATACTAACACAACGAATGCGACCATTAATTCGTACAAGACTCGTATTTGCGAGTCAATCCAACAAGGAGTAGCATGTAGACATGGTGCTAAGTGCCGTTATGCACATTCTCCGGATGAATTAAATTTGGTGGAGTGTCATTATCGCGATACTTGTAAAAATCCGTCGTGTACCTTTTCACATGGGGAAACGACTGCTGAATATTATGATCGCGTATGTGGTGTAAAAGTACAAGAACCTAAACCGGTTCATAAAAATCCGTTAAAAACTAGAATGTGTCAATCAGTTGAAAAAGGTATTGTGTGTAAATTTGGCAAATCGTGTAACTTCGCCCATAACGTTTCGGAGTTGGTTATAATACAGTGCAAATACGGGAAGTCATGTAACAACAATAAATGTACGTTTAGTCACTAAGTAAAATACATAATAAATACAGATAAATTTATACACATATGTGTATAAATTTAAAGCTTAAAAAATTACCGCTTGATAGAACCGTTTCTCAATACTTATGAATGTGAAGAGGTGCATACCACTGATGGATTACGCAACGAGTCAACGATTATACAAGAATAAAATTGAATTATTTTTATAGATATACTCTATAAAAATATAATATGGCTGGATTTACAAATATTACGATTGAAGATTATTCGGAAAAGGCGTTTGTTGTTAAAGGGGATACCAAAGAATATAAAGATTCACTTCGTGAATTAGGTGGTAAATATAATTCTAATTTACGCGATGGTGCCGGATGGATTTTTCCGAAAACAAAAAAATCGGCAGTTGAGACGTGGAAAAATAGCGGTAAACACTTACCGCGTACGGATGCACCGATACCGGTAAGTTCTGTTACATATACACCTCAATCTTTGCCCGTACAAGTTGACCAAAACGATGTATTAAACGAGATATTAAAAGAGATGAAAAAATTATCAAGTCGTCTTGAACGCGTTGAACAAATATTAGCTACACGCAATCAGACCAAATCTTATGCTGATGAAGAAGACATTAGCGATGGTGACACACCGCGTAACTTTGTACATAAACGATTATTAAAATAAATTAAAATTGAAAATATTATCTAATGCTAAAATAATTACTAAATAAATGATGACAGATCGTGATAATATAATATCCGAAGATAATAAACTTATAATTCCATTAGATCAACAATATGATAATAAATTTTGGTTTATTATTCATAATAAAGGATATAAATATAAAAATATGAATAATTTTGTTGATCTTAATAAAAATAATAAGTTACTTTTAATGGAACTAGCTAAACTTTTAAATGTACGAGGTCGTACAGGTATGAAGAAAAAAAAATTAGTAGAAATATTAGAAAATAAAATTATTTTTATAAAAAGTGAACTATAAAGGGTAATATATAATAAATAAAATTGAAATATTATTATTCAAAGCTAAAGACTTAATGAATAATAATAAATGGGTATAAAATATTTTTTCTCTTGGTTCAAGAAAAATTTTAATACGAATATAAAACAGATTCCAAAAACTGGTAAATTTACTACACATAATGTCCAGATCGATAATTTATTAATCGATATGAACGGAATTATTCACACATCTGCACAGCGCATTTATCGATACGGTAACTTTAAACCGGAAACACAGCCAAAACGATTACTCGGTAACAGACAAATATCTGCACAACCGCCACCACCCCCACCTATGAACGAAGCGGATAAACGAATCCGTTTATTTCATGACGTATGCGTTAGTATAGACGCGTTATTAGCGTCCGTCGAACCAAATAAGCGATTAATATTAGCGATCGATGGCGTAGCACCATTTTCAAAATGTATCCAACAACGCCAACGCCGTTTTCGGAGTGCAATTGAAAATACCACGGATATCGGGTTCGATACATCGTCGATCACTCCAGGCACAGAGTTTATGGAAAATTTGAGTAAATATATCGATTGGTATATTCGCAAAAATATAAACGGCAATGAGGCCTGGAAACATTTAGAAGTGATCTTTTCTTCATCGCGTTCACCAGGCGAAGGTGAACATACGTTAGTGAATTACATTAAAAATTACGGAGATTTAAGTGAGAGTTTCTGCATTACCGGAGTCGATGCAGATCTGATTATGTTAGCCTTATCGACTCATGCACCGAATATGTGGATCTTACGAGAAGATCAATACAATATAGAATTTCAGTATATTATTGATATAAAAGCCGCCCGTGCGCAGTTATTAGAACTGTTACGATGGACATCCGAACAATATATATTTAATGAACGAAATGCGATTGATGATTTTGTGTTCTTGTTCTTTATGTTTGGAAATGATTTTTTACCGAATATTCCCAGTATAGAAATTATGAATACGGGTACCGAAACAGTAATCGATATTTATAAAAATGTTGGTATTGGCTATGGACATATTACCACTTCTAGTAAAAACATGATTAAATTCAATAAGCAATCACTAAAAATTTTATTAGGAGAAATCGGGATACGTGATAAGGAGTTATTAGAAGCAAAATTGCGGCGAAAAAACGAATTTTTTCCGGATCTGTTATTAGAAAATTGCGCTACTGTTGATCCAACAGATCGCGGTCGTTATATACTCGATATTGATAAATATCGGAATGAATATATACTAGCGCATTTTCCAGACGAAGATATAAGTAAAGTGTGTCACGCTTATTTCCAAGGCTTACAATGGGTAATTAATTATTATAGTTTTAAACCACCCAGTTGGTCTTGGAATTATCCATTTAGTTATTGTCCATCAGCGAAGATTCTTGCGGAACATATTGATACATTTACATTCCCGAGTTTTTCGGAAAATGAGCCTAATTTACCGTTTGTACAACTCTTATCGGTGATTCCACCGAAAAGTGCAAATTTATTACCCGCTCCTTTAAATCTTTTATTAACCGATTCTGAGTCAATCCTAAAACCGTATTTACCGGATTTAAAGGATATCGTGATCGATACAAGTGGGGTAAAAAATTTATGGGAAGCGAAAACGATTCTACCGATTATTGACATAGAATTAGTAAAAAAAGCGTATGCAAATACCATTGATCGAGTACATAAAGATGAACTAAAACGAAATTTAGCAATTTTTCCCCTTCGTTATAGATATAATGCAGCTCAACGCGATCGAGTATTTCGATCACCGTTTGGTGATATTACGAATTATAAATTATCGACTCAGATTATCGATTTATAGGATTAAAAAAAATTGAAAAATTTATATAACATTATTTATATATTGTATATGACGGAAATCAAAACTGATAATTGGGTAGTTTCAAATGTTGAAGTTAATGAAATTAAACCAGAATATACTGTAAAAATAAATAATGGCATTGAACGATTTTGGGTACTTGTAAAAAGTATTACAGACGATGGTACTATTATTGGTACTGTAAATAATAATCTTATACATAATCGCGGTTACAATTTTGGCAATACTATAAAATTTAAACGAGAAAATGTGTATGTAGTACATACAACTGAATATTTAATAGATAACAGTAATAAATTAGAAAATAAATTATTTCCTATAATACAAAGTCTATTAGATCGTGGTGTTCCGCTAGATAAAATACCTATTGAATTAGATCGTATGTTTACAAAATAATAAATAAAATTTTTATTAACTTACAACTTACATAAATAATTATATATTAACTAAAATATAATTATTTTACCTATCGTAAAAATCTACTTTGTGCTTGTGAAAGTACTAAACGAGACATTCGCGCCTTATCTGATTCATATTGTTCATTCACTTCTTGCATACGATTTAACATCGGCATCTGTCCTGGTACCGCATATCCACCCGGTTGAATCTTCTGTTGAAGACTATAATTTCGCGATGATATATTGTTCTCACCTTTACCAGTAGGATTAACAGCATAGTGAGTGAGTGGTGTATTACGTTCAAGATTAATCGAATTATCGTAGGTATTCTGTTTATGTATATTCTTCATGATATTAGTACGTGCCATATGTTCCGGTAAATTGCGATCTAGTTCAATATTTTTATGAATATATTCGGTTTGTTTATTACCACTAACCGGTGTAACATAACTAACATTTCGAAGGTCTTTTGTCCGAATATCACCTAAATCGAGTATTTCATCAATTGGTGTGTGATGCGCATTAGCAGCACCTAAATTGGTACTAACCGAGTGAGCGTTCGTATCCTGAATATATTTCACCGTATCAACTGTAGTGTTATCCACATGACGCACGTTAGACAAATTTGAATTAGCAAACACATGTTGTACATCCGTGTTAATTTCTTTTGTTGGTGTTTTTACCTCTTGTGAACTGTAATCTAGAGAACGTAACCCAGAAGTTACGGTTCGATTAATGGTTGGCTGAATAACATATTTAACCTCAAAAGGTTCGGCTATTGGTGTCTCCATTTGGTATACCGCAGTGGGTCGAATAAAAGTTTTAATCACTTCATTTCGCACTTCTTTAGTCTCTTTATCGGTACCACATGTTTTCATCTTTTTCGAGAAATCCGGGAACTCGGGATTAGTATACGCAGTTGTCCATACACGTGGTAAACGCGATAATGGAACAGTATCCTCTTGTAGTAATACAGGTGGTCTAAATGCACCATCTTTAATAACAGTGTATGGTAGTTTAGCTTGGACTTGACCACCCACTTTCAAACCACTGGTGCGTTGTCCACCGTTATTTCCTTCATTGGAATACGAAACGGAGACAAATGGATTAATACCTCGTGCATACACATTAATAGCTTCGCATGCACGATTACCACTTTCGTCAATCATTTCTGTAATATCACTTGTTTGCCCTACTTTATCAATACGCCGAGTATGTATACTCTTCGGAGGATCCCGAAGTATATTCATATTAGTACCCCATGAATCAACACTGGGTAAGGTTGCTTTACCATAATTTATTAAACCGCTGTAAGATAATCCACCAGCTGACATAATTTTTATTATATATTATATATTTAAATATAATTATAATTTCTAAAAATAATATAAAAACAAAATATATTATATAAAATAAAAGAATAGAATATGGAATACAAAAATAAGGTTCCTTTTGAAAAAAGACATGAAGATGCACTTCGAATTAAGGAAAAATTTCCGGAACGCATACCTATTATTATCGATTTACATAAATCATCCTCTACGTTGCCTCCTTTAGATAAGCGTAAATATTTAGTAACCCGTGATTTAACAGTTGGTCAATTTATCTATATTTTACGCAAACGAATGAAGTTAAATCCTGAAAAGGCAATATTCTTATTTGTAAATAACACTATTCCACCCACTTCGGAAATGGTATCTGAAATTTACAGAGAACATATGGACCTGGATAATTTTCTGTACTTTACATTAAGCAGCGAATCAGTCTATGGTTAATAATAAATCTTAAATATTGAAGATGCATTATTCCATTTCATATATTTTACTTTGAAAATAGGAAATCCTTTATAATTTATATTATTGACTATATAAATATAATCTAATATGGATATATCTGCATTACGATCAATGTTAAAATTATTTTTTATAAACTTTTCACTAATATTTAATTTACGATTACACCAGTATTGTGAATATGAAATAATATATATCCCTTCTAAACTTGGTATAACATGAAAAAGACATATACCATTCATTCGAATGAATCCAATATAATCGATAAAACTGGGCCAACCTTTATTCACGTTATTACTTATATATACTATTCTTGGATGAGTATGAAAATTAGTTTTGCTTTGATATAAAACTACTTCTTCTTTTTTACCAACTATAATACTATATATATCTTGTATAAATTCAAAAATAATTTTATTTTTATCTTTATACATACGATTAACAACAAGTTCACCTGATATTTCTTTTTTTTTATCTAACATGGATTTAAAAAAATTTATACAACTTATTGAAAGTTTCGCATTAAATGATTTCATTTTATATTAGAAAAATATAATATAAAATATAAAATGTTTGACAGGTTCGGTAAAAACTGGTACAGTATATTCAAATTAAGCATAAATACAGTATAAAAAAAATTGATTTTTTTATACTAGTTTTAAAGTATATTTATATATTACAATATGACAGCATATAATGCAAAAATTAATACGGATGGACAATATAGAACCTTTTGTGGTTGGTCGACAATTTCCATGGTTGAAAACGACTTGAAGTTTATTGAAAATTATATGAAAAACCATAGTTTTTTGAAAAAATACTTTTCTGCATTACCGTCTTCGTCGTATCATATGACTATCTATAATATATGGTCAAATGGTTCGCCGTTTCTTAAACATCAAAAAAATTTTATTGATAAAAATTTTCCTAAGGAGACGAGAGAAATTATTAAATCTAACAATCGACAAGATTCTTTAACTTTTTTTAATCCAGATGGATGTATAAATGATTTACTGTATAGATTACAATTCGCATGTGAAAATAGCTGGGATAAAATTAAACTAGAAATAAATTACATTTATTTTAGTGGGAATACGATCGGAATATGTTTGAAAGATTCCGATATATTTTCTAATGTTAATATTTGTAGAAAAAAAATGTTTAATATTTGTGGTCACGATGATCATATGGGGCAATATCATATAACTTTAGCTTATAAATACAAAGATATTGATAAAGAAACTGAAAAATTAATATTAAACGAAGTACATATTTTAAATATGTTATTAAATGAACAAACAATAACACTAAATAAACCGTATGTGTGTTGTTTTTCAGACATGACAAGTTTTAAATCATTTACAGAATCCTTAACAGAATCCTTAACAGAATCTTTATGATACAATCTTCAAAAAACTAAAATTTTATTATATATAATATAATAAAAATGTCAAAAGTCGGTGATAACGAAACAATAACCGATAGGTCTTTTTTAAATAGATACAAATACAACATTCCTCCATATAATTCACAAGTTTGTCCTGATCCTAATAAAAACTATGAATGGGCAGAATTAAAAAGTTCGTTGCTAATACAACAACTATCATTAGACAGAGATACAAACGCTAGATTAGTTGATTTTTTACAAGCTCTTATATATAGAATATTTACATATATAAATATTAACTATGTTACAGAGTTTATTGATTATTTTAATAATTATGTTGATTATTATCCAGTAACACAAAGAGGAGCATTTAGTGATCCAAATGTAGCATGGAATGATGTTTATTTTCTTTATAGTTTTATAAAACATATATGGATGAAATTAAATCAAACAAATTATTTTGATCCGATTAATAATTGTAATAAAGAAAGTATTCTTGGATATTCTGTAATAAATATGTTACAACAAAAATTAAATTTTGTTTTAGGATTAATACGTGGTAAAAGAGTTGATATGCCTCGTCCTCTACCAGTATCTCAACAAATTGGTATTACAAATTTTATTAATACAAAGTTAAATCGTAAAGTACTATCAAATCCAAATTACAATCCTAGACCATGGATGCATCCTGGTACATCACAATGTAGAGTACCGTATATTGGTACTTATGGTAAACATATAAGAGAGAATAAAAGTCAAAATAATTATTATGGATCTTTACAATGTGGTATTTCAGGTAGTACTAATTTTATTCTTTATATGTATTTATTTAGTTTAAAAAATGATACTTCACGTGAATATACAAAAAATGTTTTATGTATTATTATATTAGGATGTATGATTCTAACAGGTGATGGTGGACATAATATAAGAGAAGTTATAAGTGGTTTTTCAATGACTATTATTATGCTTTATCATATGGTTAATAGCTTAAAAACTGAAACAAATAATTTTACAAATGTTACTTATGGTCCTACACAACCTTCAATAACTTATTTAAGAAATTTTATAATAAATAATAGATCCGAATATAATATACGTAGTGCAGGTAATTGTGTAATAACTGTAGACGATATTATAAAAGAATTTATCAGATTGTTTAGAAATTGGGAACCTTTTATTAATGAATTTTATAGAATTACTCAACATATAAATATAGTAGGATTAACTGCAGATGATGACATAACTATACTTAATCCAGATCCAAATATGTTTAATAGTCTTTTACAACATACATTTAGGTACGCTTTTTCTAATAACGATTTTAATGTTGATTTTAATATAATTCAAAGATTTTTTGCGAAGGATAGTAATAGATATTTACAAGATTTTCAAAATAGCACAAGTAATTTAATAACACAGATTATTCAACGGTTACCAAATGGAAACACAATATTAAATAATGTACGAAATTTAATTAATAACAAACAAGATTTATGTGGTAAATCTATTGATGAACTAATTCCTTTTGCTTTTAAAAATTCAAGTAAATTTAAACTAAAAACATCCCGCAAAGCGTCCCGTCGTGTATCCCGCAAAGAGTCTCGTCGTGTATCTCGCAAAGCGTCCCGTCGTGTACCCCGCAAAGAGCCCCGTCGTGTATCCCGTAAAGCATCCCGGTGTGTATCTCGCAAAGCGTCCCGGCGTGTATCCCGTAAAGCGTCCCGTCGTGTATCCCGTAAAGCGTCCCGTCGTGTATCCCGTAAAGCGTCCCGGCGTGTATCTCGCAAAGCGTCCCGTCGTGTACGGGGATACACTAATAAGTAATATTTTTATTACAAAATTGTAATAAAAATATTAATTCTTTCTACTAAAAATACGATCTAGTATAATTAATATTCGATCTTTAGATACTCCTTTATCTACAAGATTTTTTATAATAAATTTTATATTACATTCTTCAACTGTATAATGTTTTTTAACTGGGTAATTATTCATTATAATTTTCATATTTTTGTATTTAAATATTATATTACTCCTTCGTATCGGCGTAATAATCCTGTATATGGTGGATATATTTGTTTAGCGGTCATACAGTTTTTCTTACTACATGCGCAAACAGGCAATGCCGCATTTTGCGCTATTCCAAAATGCGGTCCTTCATATGGTTGCGCTGGTACTTCAAAATTATTTTTTAATGTAGTACATTTTGGAGTATCTAATTTAGCATCTCGATCGACGCATTTTTTTACTTTTAGATAATCATCGGTCGTAAATTTGCTACCAAAATCGGTAACTCGTATAAAAGTATTATCACATGGACAATCCGAATCTTCAGCGCCGGGTCCTGCGTTCCAATAGAGACAATAAGCGCATGATCCAGATTTATTAATATCTCCTAACAATTTATTTGCAGTTTTCCTATCGTAATCTTTTATATTATTATTCATGTACTTAATATATTTCTTACATTCGGGACATTCTAATTTATCTCTAATACCAGACATTTTTATATTTATATTATTGTAACATAAAATAAATATAAAAATTAATTTAATACGAATAAGAATAATTATGATGAGGTCTCATAGCGTGTGGTCGCATACTATTATTTGATCCGGAACCGGAAGGGGGTTGAGGTTTTGGCTGAGGAGGTCCTGGTTGAGGACCAACTGGATGTTCAGCATCGCATTTACTACACCACATCGATTGTACACGCATATCATATTCAGTCCGTTGCCCAGGATACGGAGGACTATGATAACCGGGCCAAGCGGGAGCCGGTAAATTGTTCATAGGGTTATATGCTTCAAGCATTTTAAGATCGTATTCGGAACGATCATACGCATTACTTTGTCGAGAATTTTTCAGATTGCATGACATTTTATTTATTATCTAGATAATAAATAAAAATAAATTAAAAATATTTTTTATTCAATTAGGGTCATTCCTGATAATTCACGTAAATAACGTTTACTACATGTTTCCACTAATAAGCCATTTGCGTAAATCGCGTAATTAGAGAAATATTTCTCATTTTCTAATGCTAAGTGGTAAATCGTAAATTCTCCTTTACAATCATATACATCTGCTCTTTCATCCACGCATGCGGGTAATCGATATTTATCATCGGTTATGTAAATTTTACCTAATGTATTACATACGGCATCTCTTTGTTTTTCATCTTTAAATTTATCCACTAATATACAATGACAACCGGTAATCACTAAATCTTCCATTAATTCCGGATAATTTTTAGGAGTACATTTATAAAGTTGATCTTTAATTCGATCGCTATTCCCATGATGATGCATTGTTCTTTTGCCAATTGCATCAACCGGTAAGTATTCATGTTTTAAAGTCTTGACAAGGGTTCCTTTACGAATATTCTCTATCGGAATATACACTTCTTTATCATTATCTAAACACAATATTTTAGTACCTTCCGCAAAACAAACAAGATTGTTACCATTTAATATTGGATATAAGCCAAAATTATATTGATTACCATTAAGTCCTAAAACAGTACGTATATCATCACCATTCTGATATGGACCCGATGCCAATATAGCACTTGATGCATTAGAATTATCAATATCATAATAATATATACCCCATGATGTATACCCATTTATACTACCACTATTCAGATATCCTACAATAAAATTAGTGGTGCTATCTAGAGCGATAGCTGGAGGAATATTACTATTAGCATTATCATTTACAAAATAACTTATTGCATCACTTTGAGAATTATAATATATAGTTCCTTTCGTTGTGGTATTTCCACCACCACCTAAACCACCAACAGACATACCCATTTCATTCATTGGTCCGATTAACAAACGCGGTGTTATACCGGTGTTCACAGTTTTGTGAACTATTTGTTCCGGAAACACAAAGCCGGTATTCTCAACAATTGGATACTCTCTATTATCGACTACAAAACTACCATCGTTATTATTTAAATAAACTAAATAACTACGATCGAATGTGGAAGATCCAACATCAACGTGTGGTTCTGTATCACCTTTAATCCATCGCATCGGAATCTTATCGATATTAGTTAGATCCAAACCAAGATTTGTTAAAAGAGCATCTCGGATAGAATCGGTAATTGAAATCTGAAAATATACCTTATTATTAGTATTTAATTTAGCCTTGGCCTCTAGAACTTCAGGGAGTGTATTTAAATAATGAATGTCTTCATGTGATAAAACATTAGAAAAAGTTGATGTCATTTTATTTTATAATATTATTATAAAATAATTTTTTAAATTATAATTCAGTAATTTGGTAAAACAGTGGCGGATGGTTCGCCATTCGTATCGATCCATTTCGGTAACCAATAATTCATTTTTGGTTGATACTTTGGAAATATACTATCGAATATTTTCTTATAATAATACGCCTCTTTGGACGGATATAAGTTTTTATATTCGGCAAATTCAGCATCGGTAATTTTCTCATCGACAAAACTTTGTATCATTTGATACCATTTTTTACCACTATCGTCGCTCACACCGTCACTAAATGCAACTTTAGATCGATTAAGTACTTCGCTTGGTAAATATCGACCTTCCGCAAACGATCGCCTCAGTATATGTTTTTCAATTCCATCGATCGGTTTTTTCAGTTCTCCCGGTATATTAAAACCTAAATTAATCATATCCCTGTCCAAAAATGGAACCCGTAATTCCAACGTATGTGATGATATACATCGATCTGCTCGCAATACATCGTATTTATATAAGTTTTTGACTAATCGTTTGGTTTCATCGTCTAAAGCCGTCGCATTTGGTGCTAGTTTAAAGTATAAATAACCGGCCAATAATTCGTCACTACCTTCACCCGAAAATATTACTTTATCGGTTGTAGATGTACTGATATATTGTGCTAATAACCACATACCAACCGAGGCCCTAATCGTAGTGATATCGTACGACTCCAAATCGCGAATAATATCAGGAATCGCATCAAATCCTTCTTGAGGTGTAAAAAGTAGTTCAGTATGTTGAGTGTTCAAAAAATCGGCCACTATACGTGCGTATTTAAGATCTTCTGAACCTTTCATACCGATACTATACGTTCGGACATTTTGCGAACCAATTAGTTTACATAAAATACTTGCGACCAGCGAAGAATCTAAGCCTCCGCTTAATAAACAACCAATGGGACGATCACTAATCAGGCGTTTGCGAATAGCTAAGGTTAAAGTATCGTTAATCGTATCGTGTAATAATGATCGTTCCGATAAAATCGTGTTAATATTGTATACCGGATATTCGTATTCGTAACGGGTAAATTTACCCTCACTATATTCGGCATAACCGGGTACAAACTGCTGTACATCATCGCATAAGTTTGTTAAAGCGAGTGCAACCGAGGCCACTGCGATATTACCGTTTGTGGTAGTACCGTAAAATAATGGACGGATACCAATACGGTCACGTGCAATATACATTTTACCACTATCAATTATAATTAACGCAAAATCACCATCTAACAAAGTAACCATCTTTTGGAATCCTAATTTTTTATATAAATAAATGATACAATGACAATCCGATTTGGAAGCGCATTCGATATTATATTCTTTTTCTAATTGTTTATGATTCCAGATCTCACCATTGCATAGCAGTAAGATATTTTCTCCAGAATCATTATGTAAATAAAATGGTTGATTACCTTTGGCGCTTGTATCGTTTATACTTAAACGAGTAAATCCGGTAATATGTTCATCTGATACACAAAAATTTCCAGCGTCCGATCCCCGTTTATATAACACTTCATCGTACGATTTATATAATTCATTAATAGTACTCTCATCCTCCTTATTTTTACATAATACAGCTAATATTCCACACATCTCTCTTTATATATATTTTAAATGTTTAAATTGATTTTATTATTTATATCATAAATAATAACACATACATTTAGTATTTTGAAAATTATATATTTAAAATAGTCTTAATATAATACAAAATGCAAGTAATTAGCGAACGTAATAAGATTAATAATAGAATTCGTGAATTAACGAAATATATAAATACCGATGAGAATAATTTAATAGAAGAAATCAACGATCAAAAAATTGAACGATTAAATTTGTCAATTAAATCTAAAAAAACTGAATTACAGCTTTTAGAAAAACGTTTAATAGCGGTTAATAATGGTGAAATAGATTTAAATACTACCACAACAACACCCAAAATTCCGGTAATGTCGATCACCACTACAACAAAAGCAGATCAAGATCGATCAATTAAGTTCATGAAAGCGGATAAAGATGACGCATATAAAAATAAATGTTATAAAAAGGATGTTGATCGGTATTACCGATATTTTCTCAAAGATGTGGATGCGATTCCCGAGTACATAACGAAAAATTTAGCCAATATGCCTAACAACAAAGGCTATTATTGGAAAGGTATGCAATTATATGGGAGTTTACCGGCCGAAGTTGATAAACCGGTGATCCTATTTGATAAGAAGAATCATAATAAGATGTTAATCCACGAATGGGATAGTAATTATATCCGTCTCTACGAAAAGGAAGGGAAAGAACGCAAAGTGTTATTATCATGTGAACCGCGTCGAGTGGTTACATAAAATTGAATTACATATTTAAATATATACGAGTAATATAAAATATGAAACTTAAAGTAATTAAATTAGATGAAAATGCAGTTATGCCTACACGTGCTCACGCAGACGATATTGGTTATGATTTAACCGCAATTGGTGTATATAAACGATTATCCGATCGCACAGTTATTTACAACACCGGTATATCAGTCAAACCACCATCGGGTAAATATATCGAAATCTTACCCCGATCTTCGCTTACCAAAACGGGGTATATGTTAGCAAATAGCGTGGGAACGATCGACCCAGGTTATACCGGCGATCTCCTTATCGCGGTACGAAAAATAGATGATTCATTTCCGGATTTGGAGGTTCCGTTTACCAGATTCCAAATGGTGATGCGCGATGCTCACCTCTACGATTTAGAAGTCGTTACCGAATTTGCCGAAGAGACTAAGCGCGGATCGGGTGGATTTGGCAGTACCGATAAGTAATTTAAAATTAAATTAAAATAATAATATAAATAGAATATATTATTATGGAACACAATCGAATAATCGAACAAATTAAAACGAGGTGTAGATAAATTACAAACAACAACGAGGGAACGAATAAAATATTTAATATCTTATTTTTAAATATTTATAATAATAAAAAAATGAATATACAAAATGTAATAGAGGAGAATATATTTGGCCCGCAACCTACTCGCGATGATCTTATCTGGGCTATTAACAATGATGATGTTGAAATGATACGATTTTTATTAAAATGGAGAGGTCCAAATGGTCAATGGATTGACGCGCGTAATGACAATGAATATAATCCTATTTTAATGTCTATTAAAAATGGTCTTACCGAAGCAGTAAGATCTTTATTAGAGTGGAGAGGTCCAAATGGAGAATGGATTGATCCTAGAAATTTAGATAATCAAGCTATTATAAATGCTAGCGAAGATGGTCATACCGAAGTAGTAAGATCTTTATTAGAGTGGCGAGGTCCAAATGGAGAATGGGTTGATCCTACTGCTCAAAATAATGAGGCTATTTTTTTAGCTAGTTATAACAATATTAAAACAGTAAGATTATTGTTAGAGTGGCAAGGTCCGACTGAGCAATGGGTTGATCCTAGAGCTGGAAATAATAGAGCTATTAAACTTGCGTCTGAATATGGAAATATTAAAATTGTAAAATCCTTATTAGGGTGGCGAGGTCCAAGTGGACAATATGTAAATCCAAGCGATAGAGATATTATTAAACTTGCTGTTATAAATGGCCATATCGAAGTGGTAAGATCTTTAATACAATGGCGAAGTCCCCGCGGCGAAAGAATTGATCCAGAATCTGCTATATCAAGTGCTAAGACTCCTGAAATACGGAAATTATTACGATGTGCAATTTTAGACAAAATGAAATTAGCCTGTAATCAGTTAACGGGTGTAGAACAACTAGATTGTTTACGTTCGGTTAATCGCGAACGAATAGATTTAGATTGCCCATCGCTCATAAAAGATCGGGAAATAATGGAGTTACAAAGAGTATTCCGGCAACGACAAAATTTACCTATTGATATATATGGAGAAATCGGTAAGTATCTTGGACCTCATATGGGTATAGAGTTTAATGAAATACAACAGAATTCTCACCAAGTCTCACGTCGAGCATCCCGTAAATCACGTAAAGTATCTCATGAGACATCCCGTAAATCACGTAAAGTATCCCGTCGAGCATCCCGTAAATCACGTAAACTCTCACGTCGAGCATCCCGTAAATCACGTAAACTCTCACGTCGAGCATCCCGTAAATCACGTAAACTCTCACGTCGAGCATCTCGCAAATCACGTAAAGTATCACGTCGGGCATCCCGTAAATCACGTAAAGTGTCACGTCGAGCATCTCGTAAATCACGTAAAGTATCACGTCGGGAATCCCGTAAATCACGTAAAGTGTCACGTCGGGAATCCCGTAAATCACGTAAAGTATCACGTCGGGAATCCCGTAAATCACGTAAAGTCTCACGTCGAGCATCTCGTAAATCACGTAAAGTGTCACGTTAATCACATAAGACATCACGATGATCATATTAATATATTATAAATTTTAAACTACTCTTAAGTTTAAAATCTAATTATTCTTAACATAGATCTTATCACATAGTTTATTGAAATACGTATTCTTAAATTGTAGATACTCGCCTTTCTCGTCTATCGGTTCGTTCTTATAATCGGCTAACTTATGGACAATCAAAATATTGAAATAATTCTCAAAAATTTGATAATAATAATCTCATTTAAAACTGTAAAAGTATAATTAAATTAATTATGCTTTTAAAACGCTTTCAGACATTGGTACAATATGCAAGTGATCTCCATATAGAACGCGGTTTTAATCGTTTTATTATTCCGAAAAAACCTTATTTGTTACTCGCTGGCGATGTTGGTTATCCGCATACAGATAGCTATAAAAATTTCTTATTAACGGTTTCAGGTGATTTTAACAAAGTATTTATAATAGCCGGTAATCACGAATACGATAAATTATCAGTAGCCGAAACTGACGTTGTGATTAATGATACCTGCATGATGCGTAATAATCTCTATTATCTGCAAAAAGACACACATGTGTTGTGTGCGGATACACGCTTGCAAATTGCTGGTTGTACACTCTGGAGTACCTACCCGAAAAGGAGAAATCAGTATCATCAAGATCATGTACAATGGTTGGATAAGACAATTCGTGAAGGTAAAGAAAATTCTTACGTTATTGCGACTCATCATTGCCCGTTACCTGAATGCGTAAATCCAATTATACCACAGCGAATAGCTAACTATTTTGTCTCGGATAGATCAGCTATTCTTAAACAACCCAATGTCGTGTGTTGGGTGCACGGTCACAGTCATGTAAACAAAAAATTATTTAAATACGATAAACCGATTTTGAGCAATCAATACGGTAATTATAAACTACCCGTTAAAGGATATAAATAAAATTGAAAAATAAAAATATGTATACGTAAAAAACAGTATAATGAACTCTCAACAACAATTTTATGCAAAATATGCACAAATATTAGTCAATAATAATCAAATGTATAAATATTTAGATATCTTAGAAAATAGCCATAAATATACGAATGATTATATATATTACGTTTATAATATGTTGTTAACTGTCTATAATAATAGTGTAGTACTATCTAACACGGACAAAAGTAATACGAATTTAGTTTTTGTTATCAAAATAGCAAATATTATTAAAGATAAAGCTCGAAATATTTTTTTAAAATTATCTGCTCCAAAATGCAAAGCAATCGAATGTTTCCATTGTAAAGATGAGAAGGAAATTACAGAGATTGCCGATATATTAATGAATATGCATAATATCGTATTGTAAATTTATTTTCTTAAATTTTATTATCTATATACAGATTATAAAATTACACAGTTATAATTTCATTATCAATAAACACTTTTTCCGTACCATCTGCGAGTTCAAATACCAGTCCGTTATATCCTAATAATTCGGGATATAGATTATTACCATGGCATTTATAATCGGGACCAAAATAGGGCAATATTTTATCGGTTAAATCGTCTTCGGTCTTCTCGTCGCGGATTTCTAAAATAGGTGAAGGACCTCGTTTTGGGGTTACTAACATTTTATAGATTTTACCGTTCACCATATACGAAATCTCGTATTTATTTTTACCAATTTTTCGCATTGCACTGTTCATATATTGTAGGAAGCTTAAGTACAATGCTTGTGCTATCATCGCGAAGCTTATATACAATACTTTAAGAATATTCTTGTTGCGAGTGGAGACCAAACTATTTAAATCTTGTAATTTTACTCCGTAATTATATACTATCATATGAACATCTAATTTATATAGAAATAAAACTAACATTAATGATAATGCGGCTAAAGTATATTCATAAGATAACATTTTATATGTACTTTATCTTTTTAAGTTTATAATTATATATTTTTTACATATATCTTATCACAAACTTTATTTACATAAGTATTTTTAAATTGTAGATACTCACCTTTCTCATCGGTTGGTTCGTTCTTCTCATCGCCATCCGCCAACTTACGGACATTAAATTTCTGATCGGAAAATCGCACAAGGATATTCATAAACTCATCGAAATCGATCTCCTTGTTCTCTCGTCGTTTATCTAAATCAGTCAATATCTCAAGTGTTAGTTCATGATTCTTGTCCATTAATCCACCAAAAAATTTGGTTGTTAATCGGGTCATATTGGGATCGCTTACAACCCTACCTTCTGCGTCTTTGTGAGTAACCATGCGACGTGATAGATCAGTACATACGGCTTTATCCTGGAAAAACTGGATCGCTAAATCAGCAAATCCATCAACACCACGTTCGAGATGACTACGTTGCAACATATCACCAAGTTTCTTATACTCATCGTCGGTCATTGGAACCAGATTATTAATAACGTTAACACGACTGTTGTTATTGTTATTAGTACGATTATTATTATGAGTTGTTATATTTTTGGGTTGTGCAGCTATAGAGGCAATAATATCATCTTTTTCACGAATTTGAGTTTTTAATTCCGTAATTTGGCGTTCGTAATCTTTTCGTTGTTCTAATATTTTTTGTTCATATTCTTTTCGTTGTTCTTGAAGTTGTTTATCTTTTTCATTTAATTGACTCTCATAATATTTTGAACAAGATTCAATATGAGAATTTAATGTATATTTTGTAGATAAAAGTTTATCACAGTATTTACAATTATATTCCTCTATTATTAAAGAATTATCCTCTTTAATAAGACCTCTTTTTATCAAACAATATTTAGCTGTTTTTTGGTGATTATTTAGATTACTAACACTCTTAAAATTTTTTTTACAGTACTCACATTCCATTTATATAGTAAAATCATCTCTTTAAATAGAATTTGTAAAAATTGGTAAGAATTTACAAATAATATAAATTTTAAAAAATTCTATTTGAAATTTTAAAAATATGCTCAGTGTAAAGTGTAAAAATATTAAATGTTTACACCTTGTTTTTATGTTAAAAACATAGATTGTAAATTTATCACCTTTCCTTCAGTTTATTTTCGGAAAAATAAATCTTTTTTTGGACGATTGATTTTTCACACAAAATTTGTGTGTTTTAGAAATTTTTTATATTTAATTTTTCAGAAAAAGTATTTTATTTTTAAAAGTATAAAGTTTATATTTTATATTTTATTTTTAAAACTTTAAAGTTTTAAAAATTATTCTTTATTTAAAATCCGAATTGTGTTTTTAATCTCGTCAATAAATAAGTTTATATCACAACTCTTTGGTAATACGAATCGCTCTCTATTTGCTTGTTCTCTATATTGTTCCAAGTTATAGAAAATCATCTGTTCTGCTATTTTCATACATGTGTCATCTCTGCATCCTTGATAATACACTACTTCATGCTCATCGGTTTTATTATACACCGATAGTCTATTTGTAAGATTCTCTGCTTTTCCTAGTATATATCTACCTTCTAATTTATGTGTTTGAGTGGTTAATATGTAGATTACGTTTGGAACATCATACTGTAATCTAGGTTGCCGTTTAACATATTTTTGAGTTAAATATTTTATTTTTAATTCTTTATCCTTATTTGCAGCTCGTAATTCTCTATAGCTCTTTGTATTTTTAATATCCACTTTACCGGTTAGCATAACTTCATAGATCCACCCAGATATTTTTACATCAAATTCTGGAGATATCCATTGTGCTATATTAATTGCTACTTGTGGATGGACCCAAGTATGGCATTCACCATTTCCTCCTCTAATGTACTGGATTAATTCGACGGTGGGAATTCCCACCGTCGACTTTAGAGGCTGTAAAAAGGTTCGTGTTCGATCAAGACGATTCCACTCTTTAAACTCCTTACCGCCTGCTTTACACAGATTAGTAACATCAATATATCCATATTCTTGACTGTCAATTGTAATACCATTACCAACTACAAGCGGTGATAATTGATATTCTTCTTCGTTATTATATTCAGTTAAATTTTCTTTATCTTGTGGTGTTTCTGTCTGATTTAATTCTATTACAAATTCATGGTTGAGGTGATTTACAGTTTTTGGGTTGCGCAGCTATAGAGGCAATAATATCATCTTTTTCACGAATTTGAGTTTTTAATTCCGTAATTTGGCGTTCGTAATTATTTTTTTCAATATTATATTCATGTTTGATAATTTGCAATTCTTTTTTCATATTCTGAAATTCTTGTTCTTTCTCTATTCGTTCTTTTTCTATTTTAACATTGCAGCACTCTAAATGTCTATTTAGAGTACTTTTTGCAGATAATATTTTATCACAATATTGACAACTGTAATCTTCTATAATTGTATAATTTTCTTCTTCAATTAACCCTCTTTTGATAAGACAATATTTAGCTGTCTTTTGATGATAATTTAAATTACTAATTGTCTTAAATATTTTTTTACAGTATCGACATTCCATTTATACATTATAATTTATTTCTTTAAATCGATTTGTTTACATTTGGCAAAATTTGATCAAATGTAAAAAATCATTCTTAAATGCAAAAAAAACAAGCTATAATTGTAGTGTAATTTAAAAAATTCGATTAGTTTATTTTACATATTTGATATGTATATTCGGTTTATCACCTTCCATTCAGTTTATTTTCGGAAAAATAAATCTTTTTTTGGGCGATCGATTTTTCACACAAAATTTGTGTGTTTTAGAAATTTTTTATATTTAATTTTTCAGAAAAAGTATTTTATTTTTAAAAGTATAAAGTTTTGTATTTTTAGAATTTATAATATACAAAAAATGTTATAAAACTTAAAGTTTTATTGTTAAAGTTTTATAACATGAACACAAAATAATTATTTTTTCATATATTTACTAAAAAAATTGGCTACATTTAATCGATGAGCCGCTAATTGAGCTCTATTAAGTAATCCTAATTTATCATCTGATCGACGAGATATTCTTCGTGATTTACGAGATACTCTTCGTGATTTACGAGATACCTTACGAGATGCTTTACGATATGCTTTACGAGACGCTTTACGAGATACCTTACGTAACCCTTTACGTGACGCTTTACGTGATTTACGAGATACCTTACGAGATGCTTTACGATATGCTTTACGAGACGCTTTTTGTGATTTACGTGATGCTTTACGTGGTGCTTTACGAGATACCTTACGTGACGCTTTACGTGATGCTTTACGAGATACTCTTCGTGACGCTTTACGTGAACCTCTTCGTGACGCTTTACGTGAACCTCTTCGTGATTTACGAGATACCTTACGTGATGCTTTACGAGACGCTTTACGTGATACTCGACGGGATGCTTTACGAGACACTTTACGTGATACTCGACGGGATGCTTTACGAGACACTTTACGAGATACTGTACGAGACACTCTACGTGATTTACGAGACACTTTACGTGATATTCTACGAGATAATCTTCGCAATTTACGTGATACTCTCCGTGATTTACGAGACACTTTACGTGATACTCTCCGTGATCCTCTTCGAGCACCAGCATCTACTGATTCAGTAGCTTTTTTTCGTTTTCCTGATCCATACCCTTTGCGAAAACAAGCACTTATACTGCCAAAATCTGTGTAACCACGCGGTAGCACATTTTTATCACCGCAATAGATCCGTCGTTGTTCAAATGGACTGTATGGCTCTAAAAACTTAAGATCGACAGGTGAATAGAAGCCGGCTCCAAATCCTTTTTTTAAACACTTATATCGCGTGCCGACCGTTGCAGAACCCGATACAATCGATCTGTCTAATCTATTATTTCCACAATAGATAACTGGCATATTTATTTTATTATATGTAATTATATAATAAAATAATAATATTTTTACTTTTCGTATAACCATTGATAAAAAACTGTTTCAAGATCTACTTTTCGGTAAGTCATATATTCTGGATCGGTAAAAAAAGTATTACAATATGTATTTGTTAGACTCACTGCTTTACCTTTCAAATCTTTATTATTCATGTTATATTGTTTCCAACAAACACTACATTTTCCAGAATCTGAATCTTTGGTTTTAAGTATTTCAAGTTCTTTTTTACTATTTTTATGAACAAAATAAAAATGCCCACATTTACCATGTTCTGCTCGAACTTTACTTAATCGTAAAGTCCTATACAAATTGTTCCGCATTTCCAATAATTCATTCTGACTTATTGGACGATTTGGTTCTACATATTCGCTATCCAATATTGATGTTGTTGTTAACACTGGTTCTGATTCCATTTTAATTATTACACTCTAACCTTTTAAACCATAAATATTTTTAATCACAACTACCAATTAGATCAATATTACCATTCTCAAATACAATAGCATCTCCGTAAGATCCCATAGCAACGTGTCGTTCGCTGATATCAAGATTATAGAATTTAATGTAAAACACCATTTTTTCCAGAATTTCGTCTTTCGCAAGAGTATTTAAATTATCATTAATTTGCCAATTATATAATTTAAATGTTTGTGCTTTATTCATCTTTTAATTATATAGGTAATAAAAAATCTTTAAATTTCAATTTTAAAAATAGTAATTTATTTATTCATTGTTATAATAGTTTGATACGTTTCGATAGCTGCTATAACACTACCTTTATCTTGATATTCCATACCATTCAAATTCTTTTTAGTGTGTAATAGTGTAATCGTTATTGGTAAATTTGGGCATACATAAGTGCTATTATTTGCGTTTTTGCTAATACGATTTATTTCAATCGCTAATTCACCACCTCTTTTAGGAATATAACTGTGAGCAGGCAAATTATGCATATCATCTAACGTTCTAGTTTGTAAACTTACCCAACGTAAATCTACTAATTGATGTTTACTCTGTATTGCTAAGTTATCATATTCTACAAATGCGATAATATATCGACATTGGTTATTTAACATACAATAAGTTTTTGTCATGTACATACTAAAGGATTCTACATCTTTTATCTTTGTCATCGTTGGATTATTAAGATAGTTACAAAATAATTTATACATATTATCCTTCTCGGGATCGTATGTATGTAATAATTCACCGTATTTTGCCATTTCTATTTATATTATGCGAATATCTTTTAAATATCTTTTTTATAAAGATAACCATAACTATTATTCCATGTAGGTAGCTCTTGCCATTTTGAGTTTTTAAACAATGAATATATCTTTTTAATATATTCATTATTTGTATTATAAACCGGATCTAATACATTTTCTAGAGTTTTTATCGTATTATCTGGAAATTTATAAATATAGCGAGCCGGTATACCAACATTAAAATCTTTATATAAATAGTAAACGACTTCATATTCTCCACTTTCTAAATACCAGAGCATTAAAATTTTTAATAATTCGTTAGAATACATATTATATTTTTATTTTATTTAAGAAAGGATTATATAAATATATAAAATGATGATTCCTAAACTAATTCACCAAATATGGGTCGGACCACATCCTATTCCCGATAAATTTACCCAATTTATGGAAAATATAAAGACATTACATCCAGAATATGAATATCGACTATGGACCGATAAAGACTTAACCACTAGCAATTTTACTCTATATGAATACATTGAAAAGACTCCAATTTATGCACAAAAAGCGGATATTATGCGGTATGAAATATTGTATAAATATGGTGGTATTTATCTGGATGTGGATTTTGAAATTTTTAAAAATTTAACTCCGATTTTAACTAACTCATTAATTATCTGCAACGAAGATTTTAATGTAAATGAATATATTGCTAATTGCTTTTTTGCTTGTACTCCGAATAATCCTAATCTTAAACGCTGTATGGAGAATATAAAACATTGTAAATTGGGTCAAAAAATGGTTACTTTAGATACAGGCCCACATTACTTTCGAAAATGTATAAAATTAGACGAAACTGTAAAATTATTACCAATACATGTAATGTATCCCATTAATTTTCACCAGCGCGGTTATCGACCTAGCAAATTTCACCCTGAAACATACGGTATGCATCATTGGTATAAAAGTTGGTGAAAAATAGATATTTAAAGATTTAATTTACTAATGTTAAATATGGCTGATATAACATATACAACTTATAATGAACGTTCTTTTATCGTTCGTGGAGATAAAGAAAAATATAAAGATTTAATTAAGACGATTGGTGGAAGATGGAATTCACGAGTTAAAGATGGCGAGCCTGGATGGTTAGTCGGGTTTGATAAAGAAGATGAGCTTAAAAAATTAATCGATTTAGTTAAAAAAGCCGATAATATTGATAATATTGGTGTTAAATCTCGTAAAACACAGAATAAATACAGACGTGCTTTAAGTAGAAGTGGTAGTGAAGATGATGAGGAAGACGATATTCCTATCTCAATGCCTTTAGAAGATGATAAAAGTAAAAAAAAATCTAAAAAAAGTAGCGATAAACGTAAAAATAAAAAACAAGGCAAACAATTAGAAGAACATTGTGAAGAACATAATCTTGAAAAAGAAATGGAAGAACAACGAGAACGCAAACAACGTGAAGAACAAGAAATGGAACAACGCGATCGGAAACGACGTGAAGAACAAGAAATGGAACAACGCGATCGGAAGCGACGCGAAGAACAAGAAATGGAACAACGCGATCGGAAACGACGCGAAGAACAAGAAATGGAACAACGCGATCGGAAGCGACGCGAAGAACAAGAAATAGAACAACGCGATCGGAAACGACGTGAAGAACAAGAAATGGAACAACGCAAACGGGAAATGGAAATTCGAGAAATCGAACAAAGTCGTGAAAAACGTAAACGTGAAATGATGGAAAAATACGAAAATACGAATCGTTTACTTGAAGAACGCGAACAACGTGATCGTGAACGTAAACAATATACACAAACACAAAAAACCAAAACATCATCAAACGATCCGATAAGCTACTATAAATCATTTAAAAGACAAGATTTTAATAAGTCACCTTCTTCAGAATCATCATGTTTATTTAGTGATAGTTCTAGTAGTAGTGATTCGGATTCGGATAATAGCGAATCATCCGATGATTTTCCAGTACCAGGATCGCCTAAAAAACGTACACATAATAAAGCAGAAATATATGAAAATGAGATGTTGAAAAAAATGCGAGATTTACAACGACGTTTACATGAAATGGAGATTAAGAACAAAAGATTACAAAGTGAAAAAAAATAATATATTAAAGAATATGTTATATATTAGTAATATATAACATACATGAATAAATTTCCAGGAGAGATAGGTGTAAACCACAAAGATAATTTTTCTGAATATTATATGAGATTTATTTTGCAAAATTTGCGACAAGCAATATACAAACATATATTACAAGATGATGAAAATAATTGTTTTGATTTAGAAAACTTTTGTCGTTCACAAAGTATTAAATTAACCAGTATAATTGAGTTTGTAAAAACTCAAATTGTTCCAGAACTAGTGAAACTTGGATGGAAATATAAATTTGCTTACGGGGAGACTGCTTTGTTTATTTATTCAAGTGAAAATCCGCCTGTATCATGGTATGAAGAGATTTAATAAATTGTATTCATATAATTATCCATATTTAACATACTAAATTCAACTGGTTCAACTGATAATCCATTAAAAAATACATACGAATTATTAGCCATAATGAGTATATGCTTATTATCATACTTACAGTATAAAGATGAAATATATGGATGACTATGACTTTTTTTTGCTATTGTCAAAATAATATCACTTTTGCACATGTACACATCGCTAGACTTTATCTTATATTTTTTATCTATAAATAAATGCTTAGGCATGAGCGCTGTTTTAGTATGATTTGTAATATCTACTAATTCACCTTTTTCTAATAATATAGATGAATCATTTAGGCTAAATTTTAAAAGTTTTTCAATATTCATTTTATTATATTAGAATAGTTTTTTTAAATTTATAAAGACATTTTATAAATTTAATAATGCTTAAGCCGGGAGTCGAACCCGAGTTTCTTGCTTGGAAGGCAAGTATAATCACCGCTATATGACTTAAGCTAATATATCATTATATTAGCTTAAAAAATGCTTAAGCCGGGAGTCGAACCCGAGTTTCTTGCTTGGAAGGCAAGTATAATCACCGCTATATGACTTAAGCTAATATATCATTATATTAGCTTAAAACATATAAAAATAGTTGGCAATTTTTTTAGAATTGTCACTTTTTATTATAAATCTGATCTCTTTAAATAACAATTACGAAAAATAAATTTATAAAAAATAGATTTATTATATTTAAATAAAATGTCTCAAAATACGCAAAAAGGTCAATTTTGTGTTAATTACGATACTGTAACAAATATTAATGCGTTACCAAATACGCGTAATTATCCTGGTACTGTACCGGAAAAATTACCAACAAAACCGTTATTTGGTTATATTCAACCATGGAATGAATACTGTCCAAAATGTACTTTGGATGATCAGAAAGCTTGTAAAAATGTACCATGTCAGACCCATAATATTAAATCAGGTCCAATTTACAACGGTATTGAAGTGGGATGCAACCCTTGGATGACGATGGCCTGTGAAGAAGCCCTTATTTCGGTACAAAATGGTGGAGGTCCGTTTGGTGCTGTTATTTTACGTATTGACAACGATACAGGCAAAGTCTTAGAATACTGGAAAAATCATAATCATGTTGAATTGTGGTCGGATCCCACAGCTCACGCCGAAGTAACAACTATTCGGGTAGCCTGTTCCGATTTATCGCGGCGTTTAGGAAAACCGGTATTTGATCTTAGTGAAATTATTGATCGAAATGGTAAAAAGAGTCATTGTGTGATCTTTAGTTCAGCCGAACCATGCCCTATGTGTTTTTCGGCAATCGCTTGGGCGCGTATAACAACCCTCATATTTGCGGCTACGCGGTTTGATGCCGCCCAACAAGGAGTCGATTTTTCGGACGAGGCTATTTACGATGAACTGAAACGATCTTACAAAGACCGTAAATTAGTAAAAGTATATCAGGCTTCATGTAAAAATTCACTTGATGCCTTCAATTTATGGGCGCGTATGAAGAAAGTACCGTATTAACGCTTACTAAACATTTTCTTACATGAGGGATATTTTTTACGCACTTCGCTATAACTAACCGCAATTGCTTGTGCTGGTGTCGCAAAACGACCTGCTTTATATTCGCTCATATTTATACCTATTTTGTTCTTCAAAAAATTACTACATTTTTTAATTAATGCCTTACGGGATGCCTTACGAGATGCCTTACGAGATGCCTTACGGGATGCCTTACGGGATGCCTTACGAGATGCCTTACGGGATGCCTTACGGGATGCCTTACGGGATGCCTTACGGGATGCCTTACGGGATGCCCTGCGGGATGCCTTACGGGATGCCCTGCGGGATGCCTTACGGGATGCCCTACGGGATGCTTTTCGACGACGTGCTATCATTTTTTTATTTAAATAAGGAAAATAAAAAACTTAAATTTATTCTTACATTTATTCTTATATTTATTTTTAAAATATAAGAAAATAATTAAATACGATCACGTATTAATACTAATGCTAAATCATGTACCCGATTAATATAAGTATGTTTTTCGGCTACATATCGCATTGCCTCTTTTCGCCATTCAACATCATCTTTGCGTCGTTCAACCACTGGAATAATCTCTTCGATAGAACTAATGTATTCAACATGCTCACCTAATAATTCTTTTACTTTTAATGAATTAGTAATTCCAGAATGTCCATAACTAATAGCTTTAAAAATACGACATGGAATATAACCAACGCGTGTACTATCAAACCCTTTGTAATTTCGAAAATCTGGACAGCAATATGATGTTTTCATTAATCGTATATTCTCTTCATATGTTACAGGTGTTATCCATGGATCTTTATGAATAAAAGAAATATCAAATTGTTCACAAATTTTAGGCATATCAAAAAAGGGATGGTTTGTATCGAATGTACCGATATGATATATAACTTTTTCATGAGTTGCCGAAGCATCTTCATAATTAAATTCATGTGGTAATAAATCTGTAGCATGTTAATACGATATCGTAACTCTGTATTTCATGTTCATTAATTAACCAAAATTGTTCCGCTAATATATCTGTAACTTTAAAATCTGGAAATGTTATATGTTTAGTATCCACTGTATGACCTAATTGTTTAAATATATAACTTACATCGTTTATTAAATTAAACCAACATGATAGGATAAATGTAGTATTTTCATTTTATAATTTAAATAATACTTCTTTAAGTTAAGTTTACAGATTAAAACTACATAGCTTTTGTAAATTGCAAAGTTGAAGAATCCAGTAATTAGAATTGTTAATAATCAGGTCTTCTTTAAGAATGACCAAAATTTTTAACTTGTATTTAGAACTTAAAAATGTCGTTTAATATTGTAGAAAATATTAAAAGACAAAGATTTTTAGAAACCTGATTGACCGCGACGAGAGTAGCCTTCAAAACCAATCTGTTGCGCTTGTACTTTACGCATAGCTTGTGCCTCTTGGCTCATTGCTTGTTCATAAGGATAGTATCCACAAGATGGGTATACATCTGCTCCAAGATCTAAACCGAAATTTCCGGTTATTTTGTTAACATTTGCTAACCGCTTGCTGCGATTGCCTTCTTGTTGGTAAGGCATGGTATTACCGTAAATACCTCCATTTATGCCTTGAGCAGAGAGGTTAATGTACTCTGCATATTGGGGTCTCAGGTTATTCTCCACAAAGACCCGATCTTCCGCGGAATTACAACCCGCGTTTTTGGTGTAAAATGAGTCAGGGCACACCTGACGACCAGCGGTATCTACCCCATTCCATATGGGGCAAACCATATTATTCGGATTTAAAAAGCGATCAGACTCAACTTTATTGGCATATGCAGTATCAACCTTACATGTACGGATAGCGGATTCGAGAGAAACTGAACCGGCAGACATTTTATAGTATTTTTATTGATATCAAGACAAAAAAAAAGAATTTTTTATTTTTTGCTTTTTTACTTTTTTACTTTAACCTAAATTTTTATTTTAAAATTGAAAAAAAGATCATATATGTAATTAAATATTAATCAATGTCAAGTACAGAATATATACTAAAAAATAAACTGTTTGATACAGCTATTTTCGGTAATTATACATATTTAGCCCAATCTTTATTAGAATGGCGTGGTGATAATGGTGAATATATAGACGCATCTAAAGACAATGATTGGGCTATTACTGATGCATGTATTAATGGAAATACTCATATAGCCCGTATATTATTAGATTGGAAAGGACCAACTGATAACACGGTAAATCCGCATACACATAAAGTAATATTAGACGCTTGTCGAAATGGTCACGTAGATATTGTTAAGCTGTTATTAGAATGGTACAACCTACACCATGGATTATTGCATGTGTATATATTTATTAACTGTCTCAGGACAGCAAGTATTAACGACAATAATGATGTTGTAAGTATATTATTCAATTATAATATTTCTACACATACACAATATTTAAACTCTGAATTAATCGACGAAATTGTAGCCGATGAATATTTATATCCTCATATTATCAAACAATTACGATATATGCTAATCGGAAAAATTTATTTATATCCAGAATTAACCAGATTAGCGCGTTGTAAAATATTAGACAAAGAGAAAACACATTGTAATGATATAACCGATCCGGATATTCAGAAAAATAGTATAATTTTAATCAATCGCACCCGCTATACTTTAAATTCACATTCGTTGCAACGAGACTTGGATATAATAAATCTTCAGCGTATGTTAAGATGTAACAATAGCGGTAGTCGAATACCAGAAGAATTATTTTACGAAATAATTAAATATTTGTAGATTATTTTCAAGCTTATTATAATATATATAACAAGGATTATTTAATATTTATCATTTAATATATCCTAATAATTTATCAATTGTAATACATTTTTTATATACTTCTTCTGGTAATTTAATATTGTTTTCTAGCTTCTCTACCTTTGCTCTTATAGTGTGTTGTCCGTGTAATCCATATACTTCATCATTTTCGGGATGATTATTGGTAATATTACAAAAATCGTGTGCAAATGGTTCCCATCCGCAAAATGCATATATTTTATCTATTGTACTTTTTGTATCATTTATTAGTTCATTATAAGTAATAAAGAGAAAATTATTATGTTCGTTATGTTTTTTTGCCCATTCTAATCCGGCGATTGATCGCATTAGTGGTTCTGACATCGGAGCTAATAATCTTTCTACTGTTAATCTATTATTATTGTTTTTCTTATATAATTTACCAAATGATTTTACTATTTCAGTGACAGAACGTTCTAATACGATCATTTTTATATTCGGATCGATAAATAATTTTGACATTTGAAAATTTCCTTCAAGTGTCCATGAACGACATTTATCTACAATAATAGGTTTTTTAACATTTTTATAATAAATACCTCGAATACCAGATACTAAATCATGCACTGTCTGATCGCGATTATTTGCCATTAATTGTTCTATAGATTTACCCGGAGTTGTACATGATATATATACATCGGCCATTAATTGACAAACTGCTGAATTACCTTCCGCATGAATATTCGGATTTTGATCAAGAATAGCTGATAATAGTGTTGAACCAGATCGCGGTAAGCCAGATAAACATACAAATTGCTTTTTTTCCATACTTCTTATACTTTTTATTATAATAATTTGTTTTTAAATAAACTTAAAGATAAAAAATTAAAAATAAATATAAAATGTCCGATAAATATGTAGATCCCGAAAATTTTAGTGAAATTATGGATCAGATAAAAACATTACCCACACTTGGTGATGTGATTAAATTATCATTTGAATTATTCCCCGCTTGGATTGTTGATTATATCGATGATTACTGTCCCGATTATCCGCATTTGAAAGAGAACTGGCAGGCTATATGCACCACAAAAAGTGTATCACCCCTAAAAATTATTCTAGTTGATGAAATCATATTTGATGATGATCACAAGTTGATTAAAATTTTTTGCGAGATTTTAACCCTTTTAGGCTTCTCGGTACGTCGTAGTTCCGAGTTAATGAAATGCACCGTATGTGACCGGGCAATACCAATTTTTGCCATTTACAACGCGTTAAAACGAGAAAATATAACAGTTCCCGCTAAATGGAGCTCTAAATGCAGCGAATGTTAAATACTATTTTTAAACTGTGTAGTTTTAAAAATAATTATATTGTAAAATTAAATCATTGTTTAATGTTATTTATAAATAAGTTTATATTCTCTCAATCTGGTAACACTAATCATTCTATTTGCTTGTTCTTTATAAATTTAACCACTTTTAGGTAAAATATAATTGTATAAAGTTTATATTCTGTTTGAGACAATCCAAAATTTATTATCTTTCTCTTTCATAAATATTAGAACATACATCATCTATACATTTAATTCTAAAATTTATATAATTATTTTCTGTGTCATCTTCTTCATTTTTATCATCTCCGCTAGCCATTTTAATTATATTAACTCTTAGTTGTGACAATTTACAAGCTTTATTAATAAATTCTTCATTGTCAATTTCATTTTTAGAGTGTTGATCATTTAATTCTAATGATTTTTGTCCGATTATTTGCCTACTCTTTTCAGTTAATACATTAAACATTTTTATAGATAAATTATTCATATTAGGATCTGTTACAAGTTTTCCATTTTCGTCTTTATGAGTTACCATTTTTCTTGATAAGTCAGTACATATTGCTTTATTTTTCAAAAATTCGCTTGCTACTTGAATATATCCTAATACATCTTGTTCAATGTGTTCAGGAGTTAACATTTCTGGTAGTTTTTTATACTCATCTTCAGTTAAAGGTATAAGATTATTTATAATAAGTTGACGATTGTTTGTTGTTGAACGTGAATTATTATTGTTAGTAACTGTTTTTGGCTGAGATGCTATAGAAGCTATTATATTATCTTTTTCTCGTATTTGTATTTTTAATTCTTCTATTTGTCGTCCGTAATTATTTTTTATTTCTTCTATTTGTCGTTCGTAATTATTTTTTATTTCTTCTATTTGTTTATTATGTTGTATAATTTGTTGTTGTTTTTTATTTTTTTCTTCATTTTCAATCTTAATAATACATGTAAGTAAATGAGAATTTAATACATGTTTAGTTGATAAATTTTTTTTACAATATTCGCATATGTGTTCTTCTATAATAATATGTTCACATTCTGGTTCTAATAATCCTTGTTTTATTAAACAGTATCTTGCTGTTTTTTGATGATATTTTAAAGATGAATTAGTTTTTAAATCAGTATTGCAATACTCACACTTCATTTATATCTAAACTTTTTATCTTTAAATCATTTTTTATAAAATAATACTGTTTTATAAATATTTATAAAACAGTATTATTTTATAAAAAATGATTTTCTATCGTTAAATTTTCACCTTTAATACAATCTATTTTTCAATATTTTTAAAAACTCCTTTATTTTTAACCTATAATTGTATTATAGGTTAAATAAACTATTTATAATTTATTTTCTATAAAAAAATCTTTTTTTGTCTAATCATATTTTTACACAACTTCTTGTGTGTAAAAATATTTTTATATTTATATATTTTTTCATATTTAAAAATTTAAAAATATAAATAAATTAACAAATATGAATTGTCAAGACTGGACTCCAGTAATTATCGGTAAAAAGACTATATCTTCTAAACCTACGCATTCAGAAATTAGTTATGTGCAAAAAAAACAACAAAAATTAGATGCAGATAATGAAAGTGTAGGGGCTCCGCCTACTGTGACTCACAATTTTCGATTAGCGCTTCAAAATGCACGTATGGCAAAAAAATTATCACAAGAACAATTAGCGCAAAAAATTGGTATTAAAAAAGATATAATACAAAGCTACGAATCAGGACGTGCTATACCAAATGCGGTATATATACAAAAAATGCAAAATGCCTTGGGTTGTGTATTACCTAAAAATTAAAGAAATAATATACCTTTACCAGTTAGTATATTATCATCTTTTTCTAATGGTATTTGCTTTTTGGCCGATGCGAAATTTTTACCTGCTTCAAAATTACCTCTTGTAACTTCAATTGGTTCATCCAACATATAATGATCGGAATCCATTGTAATATAGCCTATTTTTGACCAATTTTTTCCATATGATAGGTTAAGATACGGTTTTGGTTTATTAACACATATTACGACACCATCACCGAACGGTAATTGTCGTAACGGATAGATATCTTGTATTACATGATAATAATTAGGCCAAATAGATTGGGTATATTTTGAGTAATGATAAGTACGACCATCTTTTATGTAAATTGGAAAGATATCGATTGAACTACGTCGACCATGTACTTTTTTAATTGAATTAATTTTAATCCAATCAAGATCATTTTTACTTTCGCTAAATTTCACTATTTTATAACCTTTAGAGAGAAATACTTTTTCAAGTTCGAAAATACGCGGTATATCTTTGTAACTTATCTCAATATCTACATCATCGTCCCATGGAATTATACCTTCGTGACGAACCGCGCCTAATAAGGTCCCACCACTGGCAAAATACGTAATATTATTTTTTACTAAAATATTATGTAAATCATAAAAACACTTGTATAGAAATTTTATATACTGTTTATCTGTGTATAACGAGTTCATTTTTATTATTAATAATAAATTAATAAATTTTATAATATTATATATTATAATATTTGATCACACCGAATAATAAATTTTACCGATACCGGTTTTTGAGATTTTATTACAGCAGTTAGTACACGGTTTCGAATTTTTAAGCATTCCATAATCGGTTTTATATCCAACTCGTACTACATATAGTTCACAATGCGCTAAAAAATTTTTTGAATATTTTTTCATCCGACCAATTGCATCAATTTCAGCGTGGTAACTGTATAAATGCGACGGGGTATCGTATCCGTAACAAATCATATTATTAAATCCGTAAGAGATAACTTTGCCGTTATGTACGATAATACATCCGTGTTTCTGTACCATTTCGGACATAAACGCAAATTTTTTAGCTATTTGTAGGTTTTTAGTATGATATTCTTTAGCATCTTTAATAACGGTCATATTTATATTTATCATTGGCATCAATACAAATTACTAGATAGATTTCAATTTTATTTTTAATATTTTTATTTTTAAACAATAATATAAATAATAACACATTATCAAAGGAGTTTATTTTGTATACATATTTAAAGATTTAATATTATATTAACAAAAATAATGCATATTAAAGTTACTCTTAAATTAGTGATGATTGTTAAAAATAGTGGTAAAGTGTTAGAAAGAGTGCTAAATTCCTATATTCCGTATATAACAAGTTGGTGTATATTAGATACAGGTAGTACAGATGGTACACAAAATTTAATTATCTCAACTCTTGCTAATTTACCGGGTTCATTATACGAAGAACCATTCATTAATTTTCGAGATTCTCGAAATCGCGCAATTGAATTAGCAGAAAATATGTCTGAAAAATCAGATTTTATAATTATGCCTGACGATAGTTATGTATTATACGGAGGTAAACAATTGCATATTATTTTAAATAAATTTAAACAGATACCCCAAACTTCTTTACAAATTATGCAAATAACTGAACTAACTAATATAAATTATTTAAGTACTAGATTATGGAAAACAAATTATGGTTTACGCTTTAAATATATAGTTCATGAAATATTAGATACACCAGAAGATACTGTGTGTTGTATAGAAGATAAGAATGTATATTTATTAGATCTACATGATAATTCGCATGTTAAAAGAAGTTCTGAACGTCATAAAAAAGATATCGATTTATTATTAACAGAATATGAAACTGATCCTCTTAATATAAGATATTGGTTTTATATTGCAAGAACATACGTATCTTTGGAAAATCATGATAAAGCACATGAATGGTATTTAAAATTAGCCAATAGTGATGTAGATTTTAAAAATAATGATTATATATTTGAAGCATGTTTAAATGTAGCTTTTTATTATAATGAAAAAAAAGATTATAAAAATGCAATGTTTTATGCGATCGAATCAATCGCAAAATCTAAAGTTCGAAATGGAGAAAGTATGTTTTGTTTATATAAAATTTTAAAATCTCGAATAATTGAAAATGAAAAGTATGATTATTTACAATCTTTAGCATTTAGTATGGTTAAAAATGCTTATAATGTTGAATATCCGGTAAAAACAACTGGGTTTATTTCAAAAGAATTATATTTGAAAGAAATTCCCACAGCTTATTTATCAGAATGTATTAAATTAGATAATTTAGAAGAAGCAGAAAAAGTTTTAGAGAAAATGAAATCTACAACTAATAATTATCAAAAAGATATTGTACCATTTATAGAAATTATTAACATTAAAAAAAATATGATAAATAGTACAAATATAAATACAAAATCTGTTAATACTACTATAAAAAAAAGTACAGTTCCATTAATTGTATTTGTTACAGATAGTACTCCTTTTAATTGGACTCCTAACTCATCAAATATAAGAGGGTCAGAATTAGCTATGGTGTATTTTGCAGAAGAATTTGTTAAACAAGGTTACGAAGTGCAAGTATTTATTCGTTGTACAAAAAAACAAGAATCAATCATAAATGGGGTAAATTATAAAAGAGTAGATACATTTGTAGATTTTATAAATTCAAAGATAGAAATTACACATTTAATTGTATCACGAACAGCTAGTCTTTTAAAACATACTATGTTATGTTCTATAAAAAATGTATATCTTTGGTTGCATGATATGAATCCGCAATCTGATACATTTATGACTGGAGCTAATTTTAAAAAATTTTGGTGCCTATCAACATGGCATATTAAATATATTAAAGAGGCTTATGGTGTTACTGATAATATGATTAAAATAATAGATAATGGTATCAAAGCAGAACATTTTAGTCCTAGTAAATCAATTAGTGATATAATTAGTTCTAAAAAACCGATGAGTCTAATATATTCTTCATATGAAGAAAGAGGATTAAATAATTTATTAAATTTGTTTGAAAGTTTGCTTAAAAATTATCCGAATGCAACTTTACAAATAGTGTGTAATTTAGAAAATAAATATAATCGTGATGAATTAAAAGATGTAGATAATAAAAAACATATTAATAAAATTAAAAAAATAGCACCCTCATCGATAAGTGTAACTGATTCGATAAAACATGAAGAATTACTTAAACTTTTATTATTAACTGAATATTGGATATATCCAACTAATTACCTAGAAACATTTTGTATTACTGCTTTAGAAGCCCAAGCAGCTGGCTGCTTGTGTTTATGCAGTGATTTAGCAGGATTACAAGATACTGTAGGAATTAGAGGATTCTTATTTAAGCATCCCGATATAAATAATAATTATGTAAATGATTACTTAAGAATTATTGATATATTAGAAAATAATAAGAATAAAAAAATTGAAATGATTACAAATGCGCGAAAATGGGCTTTAGAAAAGACATATGCAAATTTAAGTAAAACTTGGTTTACAAATGAAAACAGTAATGTTTAAGAACAATATGGTGATTAGTTTAGTTAACGTAGAATCTATTTTATAAATTTTATTTTTAATATTTTTATTTTTAAACAATAATAATATAAAATGAATAAAGTACAAAATTCGCATTACGATGTATCCCATTACAATATTGGTTCAATGAACGGAATAGCAAATATTCTAATCGGTTTAACGCTATTTAGTATTTTTTTATGTATATTCTATTTTACCTATGCCAGTAAAGTAGAAAACGATATTTTAGGAATTCAGATTAAGAATCTTGTGGATAGTTTAACCGAAAATATTGAAGCCACACCGATAGATCGTAATGCGCTACTCGCGATTCTAGATAATGTAAAAGTAAACGATTTATCCGCAGCAGACGCGCAAGTTAAAGCATCAAATGATACACTAATACATAAAGCAGTGGTCGCATTGGCAATTTTTGGAATTGTATCGATCGCGATTATAGCAGGATTATGGTATGTGTATCGATTTGATCTAAAGACCTTATTAGCTGTAAATTTATTGTTATTGTTGTTTATTGCCTTAACCGAAATCTTCTTTCTTAACGTGATTGCTAAAGCCTACCGTAGTTTGGATCCAAATGCAGTAAAAAAGAATATCGTCGATAAAATTCGCGGTTTTAAAAATCTTTAATAATTATAAATAGATATGATAACAAAGACCGAAATAGTTGTAAATATTTTATTACATTTTTTTATCCTCTTTATTATCTTAAGTTTAATATTTTGGTTAGTCATAAGTAAAATGGAGACTCGAGTGATTACTGAGGAGATAAATAATAATATATCCAGTTATTTTGATAACGCAGTCGCGAATATGACACCCGAACAACGATTAGAGGCTAAACAGTTTGCAATAAACGCGGATAAACCACTCGAAATTTTAAGTAATATTTACTCCGATCCTGACAAATTAACAGTCAATAGTAATGCATGGTTAAAAATTACAAATATCCTATACGGTCTCATAATTTTTGCAGTTATCGCGACACTATTGTTAACAATTCTGTATGTATGTAAAATACACGATTTTCCGTTTTCTGAAATCTTAAAAGAGAATATTGTGTTGTTTACAGCAGTCGGTATTATTGAAGTAGTGTTCTTCTTAAAAATTGGATTGCATTACATCCCTACGATGCCATCCGCAATAATTTCGGATACACTGAGCGATTTACGCGCAAAATTAGGATAAAATAGAAATTTAAAATTTTTTAACTACTAAAAGTTAAAAAATAATATGCTCCATACGAGAATTGAACTCGTGACGATGACTCATAAGATCATTGTTTTACCACTAAACTAATGGAGCTATAATTTTTTAATTATAGCTCCTAGATTTTTAGAAAATCTATTTCTATATAATAGATTCTTATCTTTAAATAATAATTAAAAAATTATATATAGTTTGATGTCGAGATGAAAATACTATGAAAATAGTGTAACAAATAATTTTTAGAATATAGGAAAAAAATAATTTATATTACTACCTTCTAAAAATATAAACTTATTTATTGACAATATTAAGAATATAATTTGGATTTTTATTAAAAATAATTATTTAAAACTTTAAAGTTTTAAAAATACAACTTTATACTTTTCCAAAATACTTTTTCAGAAAAATAAAATATAAAAAAAATTTTCCACACACATGGGATTGTGTGGAAAATCTATCACCCGAAAAAAGATTTATTTTTAGAAAAATAAACTGAAGTGAAGATGTAAAATGAATATTTAGTATTTTACTTTAAAAATAAAGCATAATATATTTAAAGTGCGAACGTGTATTATAGTTTAATTTTTAACATTTGGAAATAATTTAGATCGATTTAACAAGAATTTGTAATTATGTTAAATGTTCTTAATCTTATTTAAAGAGATAATTTTACAATATAAATGGAATGTGAATATTGTAAAAAAAATTTTAAGACTACTAGTAACTTAAATTACCATCAAAAAACCGCTAAATACTGTCTTATTAAAAGAGGAATTATAAAGGAAGAAAATTATGTAATATTAGAAGATTATAATTGTGAACATTGCGATAAAAGATTAACTACTAAAGCAAGTTTAGACAGACATTTAGAATCTTGTAATTTAAAATTTGAAAAAATATATAAAGAAATTAATAAACTAAAGAATGATAATTTAACATTATTTAGTCAAAAAAGTAACTACGAGCGACAACTACAAGAACAACAAAGTAACTATGAAAGACAAATACAAGAACAAAAAATTCAAATTAAAGAACTTCAAGATACTATAGCCTCTATTGCCGCACAACCCAAAAATGTAACAACTAATAATGAATTTGTAATAGAATTAAATCAGACAGAAACACCAGAAGATAAAGAAAATTTAACTGAATATAATAATGAAGAAGAATACCAATTATCACCGCTTGTAGTTGGTAATGGTATTACAATTGACAGTCGAGAAGATGGATATATTGATGTTACCAATCTATGTAAAGCAGGCGGTAAGGAGTTTAAAGACTGGAATCGTCTTGATCGAACACGAACCTTTTTACAGGTTCTAAAGTCGACGGTGGGAATTCCCACCGTCGAATTAATCCAGTACATTACCGGAGGAAATGGCGAACGCCATACTTGGGTGCATCCACAGGTGGCAATTAATATAGCACAATGGATATCTCCAGAATTTGATGTAAAAGTATCCGGGTGGATATATGAAGTTATGCTAACCGGTAAAGTGGATATCAAAAACACGAAAAGCTATAGAGAATTACGAGCTGCAAATAAGGATAAAGAGTTAAAAATACAATATTTAACTAAAAAATATGTTAAACGGCAACCTAGATTACAGTATGATGTTCCAAACGTAATCTACATATTAACCACTCTAACGCATAAACTAGAAGGTAGATATATACTAGGAAAAGCAGAGAATCTTACAAATAGACTATCAGTCTATAACAAAACTGATGAACACGAAGTCGTATATTATATTGGATGTCCAGACGAAAATAGTATGAAATTAGCAGAACAAATGGTATTTCATAATTTGGAAAAATACCGAGAACAAGCAAATAGAGAGCGATTCATATTACCAGATGGAGAGAATATAAATTTATTTATTAATGAGATTAATAGAACGATTAAATTTTTTACCAAAGAATAAATATTTTAAAAATACTTTTTCAGAAAAAATAAAATATAAAAAAAATTTTCCACACACATGGGATTGTGTGAAAAAATGATCGCCCAAAAAAAGATTTATTTTTAAAAAATAAACTGAAGTAAAGATGTAAAATGAATATTTAGTATTTAAACTATAAAATGAGTTTAGACTATAATGGATTTTTAAAATACAATATAGTTTAAAAAAATGTTAACTGAAAAACTTTATCTTTTTTGTTAAAAACTGATAATTATAAATAAACAAATTTAAAGATATAATTTTATTATATAAATGGAATGCCAGCACTGCAATAAAACTTTTAAAACTATTAGTAATTTAAAATACCATCAAAAAACCGCTAAATATTGTCTTATTAAAAGAGGAATTATAAAAGAAGATCTTGTAATAATAGAAAATTATAATTGTAAATATTGTGATAAAAATCTGAGTACCAAAGCAAATTTGGAAAGACATTTGGAATCTTGTAATTTAAAATTTGAAAAAATATCTAATGAACTTGCAAATGTTAGACAAGAACTACAAAATATTAAATATGAAAAAAGTAACTACGAGCGACAACTACAAGAACAACAAAGTAACTATGAAAGACAAATACAAGAACAAAAAATTCAAATTAAAGAACTTCAAGACACAATAGCCTCTATCGCTGCTCAACCCAAAAATATAACAACTAATCATAATAATCGTAATAATACAACAACTAATAATCGTCTTAATATTATAAACAATTTGGTGCCAATAACCGATGATGAGTTCAAAAAGTTACCGGATATGTTGAAACGAGAGTATGTGGAGAGCGGTCTTGATGGCTACGTCAAGTTAGCTACCGAGTTTTACAAAGATAAAGCCGTATGTACAGATGTATCGCGAAAAATAGTGACTCACAAAGACGAAAATGGGAAAGTGGTTACTGATCCCAATATGACTAGATTAAATACTAGATTTTTCAAAGCTATACTCAACAAAAATCGAGAACTAACATATGTACTAGTTGATGAAATAGAGAAAAAAGTTGATGACCGAGAGATGAATATAGATGACTTGATTAATTACTCGTGTAAATATTCCAATCAACGAGTTCACGTAATTAAACTAGCAAACGGCGAACAAGAAGGAGAACTTAATGATACAGAGGGTGAGTATTTAGAATTTAAAAATGCGTATACTAATCGAGTTTGTGATAGTATATCGGTAAAAAAGTAATAATATAAATTTAAATATATATTATATAAACTAAATATGCATAATTTTCAAATTGTATCCGATATTCACATCGAAGAATTATATCCACATATACCGGATTGGACCATGTATATTACCAAATCGGCCGAAAACTTAATTCTCGCGGGTGATATTGGTCATGTAGAATTACCGGATCAGTACTTTAGTTTTATCCGAAATATTTGTGCAAATTTTACAAATGTTTACTTGATACCGGGTAATCACGAATTTTACTCCCGTAATAATCCCACACGGCATACATTTGAATATCTATTAACAAGTCTTAAAAATTTTGTAGACACCATTAGCAATTTAACGTTATTATATGATCGTTTAATCTATATATCTGATAAAGTCGCGTTATATGGTGCAACACTTTGGTCCTATATTCCCAAAAATGCATACAATAAACCGATTACGATATACTATGGTGATAGCCAAACCGCTATCGATAAGAAGTGGTTAAATATGATGTATAAACAATCGGTTGATAAGTTAGCAAGTACAATGGAAAATTTTGATCCTGATAAAAAATTAATTGTCATTTCTCATTATGCACCCACTAGACACCATACAATCAAGGTAAAAGATTACAAAAGTGTGTATTATTACAGTGATCTAGACCTATTTCTAGACCGCCGATTAGTGCATACTTGGATTTTCGGCCATACCCACAATAACTGTGATTATATTACTCTAAACGGCACACGCGTGGTAAGTAACCAATATGCGGGTGATTTTGACGGTGAAAAATACTTACAAAACACCTATTACGATAAAGATAAAATATTAACTTTTTAATATATATTATTAGATAAATAATAATATATGTCAATATACGTGATTACTGTAGCTACCCATAATAAAGGGTACTTAGAGGTCTTAAAAACTGGATGTGAAAATGGTGGTATGCAATTTATAATCTTAGGTTATGGAGAAAAATGGGGTGGTTTAATTTGGAAATTTCATAAAATGAGAGAATTCCTAAATAGTGTAAATTTACAACCCGATGACTTAGTCGTCTTTGTCGATGGTTACGATACTTTATGTATCAATAACGCTAATCGCTTAAAGGCTAAATTTTATGCTCTAAAAACGAATATTTTGATAAGTCAAGATATAAAATATGTAAACAGTCCATTATACGATTATTTTCATAACCGGATATTCGGCAACTGTAATAACGACTATATTAATACGGGTATGTATATGGGATTTTTTCCTTATGTCAAAAAGCTGATTAATACAATATGTACAAAAAGTGATTGCTTAGATGCTAAATTAAACGATCAAGTAGAGATGACAAAATTATGTAAAGTAGCGGATCCGTTTTATATCGCGAATGTAAAAATTGATACTGAAAATACCATCTTCTTAAATCTAGTGGCAAACAAGCTCAATATTCATGATAATGACATCGTGAAAGCGACAAATTGTGGCAAACTGACTTTAGTTAACGGTAATGATATTGTATTCGTTTCCGGGCCTAATAACACAGATTTGTCGCCTATTTTAAAATTGTATAATTTCGAACATACAGGACTATTTAGAAACCGTAGTTCAGAAGTCTTTATAAAAATAGGCGATTATGCAAAATACGTTATACCTGAAATAATAATTATTACGCTAATAATTTTAATAATTCTATTTTTTATCTTTAAACGTGCTCGTTAAGAACTCTCTAAACTTATATTGTAATTCTATATTTTTAATTGGATGATATAAATTATTTCTATTAATAGTCTCTTTATGATAATTTGCTCGGTATACAATAGTTGATAATTCATCTGGATTTATAATGACTAAGTTATTATGAAATGCTATTGTGTTAAATAAAGCTTCGCAGAAAAAAAGTGAATTATGCGCTGTAGCATAATTATTAATAAGCATCAATAAGTTTTTTCAACATCTTATGGCACATATCATGCTGGTACAATAAGGTAATACCAGTTTACAATCGTTAACAACTTTATCCCAATGACTCCATCAATTCGAATCATTTTTATTATACCATACTTTATTTGTAGGGCTTAATAAATCACCCGTATCATATTTATTGTCTATATTTATAAGAGTATAGATGCGCGGAATAAAGACATCTTCTTCGATAAACCAAATATATTGAAAATCGATATCGTTTTTACAAAAATAGTATAATGCCTTATCTCTGGAACAGGCTCGGTTTTTACAATAAGTTACCGTATTTTTAAATCCTGCGTCTTCGCATAATTTATTCTCTAATTTTAGTATATTTATATTACCATCATCGCAATTTGGTATATTGTAATTATTATCATCAATACAAATATACACATCATATTTTTCATTTTTTAATCTTTTACAGAAATTATAGAATAATGTAGATGGATGAACCGTTAAAAAACATATAATATTCATATATAATTTTATATTATATATGAATATTATTTAATTTTATATTTGTGTCATACTGTATTTGCGTTTTTTTGGATTATTAACTGGTAATAGATCAATATCTTCCACGATATTATTATATTTATCAACCGATTCGTCAACCGTTACTTCGAGATTAAGCGTATTGATAATCGCATTTGCATTATATACCAATTCGTCTAGACATATATTATAAACGACTTCGTGATTTAAATGGGTTAAATTATTTCGATATTTAACTTTCATACATTGTTCTAATAATTTACTCTCATTTAAATAGATTATGTGTAATAGCTGTGTTTCGGGTGCAAAGCGACGATACGTGCGCAAAGTCTCGTTTATATCATCGCTATTACCGATTTTAATGTAGTTTCCAAAGCGCCAGGGATCTTTAACAAAGTATACACTGGGACCTTTTCGATAACGATGATAACTACGTTTAAATTTTATATTGTCGTGTAATAATTTCAGCCGTTTGCAAGTTTCGTTTATCACATGCATTTCAGCTTCTAATTGTTTGATACGTTCTATATGTTTCGCTTCGCGAAGGGTTGTTAATACATGTAGATTAAACCATGATTTTACTTTTTCATCAACTAAACCAGATTTTAAACTTTCTGCACCGCGGAGTGTAATAAAGATGTCGTTATTGTGGATTATCACATCGTCTAAATTTACTAAATTGATCGCTATATTTTCAACAGTTTGTGTAAATATACTAGCGATATCGCTTGCTAAAAATAGCGGATTATCGATGGTCCCGAATACTCGTAATATTTTAGAATTATCATATATAAATTCCATTTTTATATAAAAATAGAATTTAAATTAAATTAATATTTTTATAGAGTATAGTTATATTGCGGATGTGTTTGTAAAAATTTACGGAGTACCGTTTTAAATTCTTCAAAAGTACCTTTTGTAGCTTCATCGGTCGAAAATAGCGCGCATAGTCGCCAAAATGTGTATTCTTGATCGGAAAACATATAATCTAAAACGGTTTTATTACAATTAACTAATTTATTGTACATTATGTCAACTCGATTCATATTTAGTGATTTATCGCTCATTTATTAATTTATTAATTTATTAATTTAATTTTTTAAACTTATTTAAAGATTTATTATGTAATAATTAATATTTATGAATACTAATAATACTAAAATACGTTTGCATCTTCTAGCTATTCCACATACCATAACACGTGATGAATTTAGTAATTGTGCTTTTACAGGTAAAGTACAGCGTTTTTCACCAATGATGCAGAGTGTGGGTTATGAAGTGTATCATTATGGAATTGAAACATCGAAGTCTGGAGCTGATGTAGATATTGATATACTTAATTTAAAAGAATGGAATAAATTACGTAAAAGTTCATTAAAACATTTAAAACCAGAACTTAGCTATGAAGATATTGAAAAAAAATTAGGAGATCCTACCCAATTTGTAGGTGATTTAGCAAATTTATCAACACCGTTATATAAAGAATTTAATATACGTTTAAGAGAACAATTATCCAAACACTATCGATCTATTTCTACTGATATTGTATGTATTACGTTTGGTCCCGCTCATGAAGATGCGTTAAAGGGTAAAGATTATTTATGTGTTGAAAGTGGAATTGGATATCCAAATGCTTATAAAAATTTCAGAATTTATGAAAGTTATGCAAAAATGCATTATGAAATGCATCGTTGCGGTAAAACACTAGAAAATTACTGGTTTGTATGTCCAAATTATTATAACACTCTAGAATGGCCTTTAAATTTAAATCCAGTACCAAATCGTGTAGGTTTTTTAGGACGTATTAGTAATACAAAAGGGTGTAATATTATAAGTGAAATTGCTAAATCATTCCCACAAGTCGAGTTTGTTATATGTGGACAAGGTGACCCAAAACCATTTTTAAAATATCCAAACGTAATATATAAATCACCTATTCATGGATCTGACCGAGGTAAATATTTATCTAGTTTATCAGCCGTTATAACGCCTTCTAAATATCTAGAACCATTTTGTGGAGTAAATGTAGAAGCACAGTTATGTGGTACGCCTGTTATTTGCCATGATTATGGCGCGTTTACCGAAACCGTAGAACAATTTAAAACTGGTGTGCGTTGTCATACGATGTCGGATTTCCGATATGCAGTGCAAATGGTATTAGACGGTAAATTTGATCGACAATATATACACGATCGCGCAGTACACCTATATGATATGTATAATGTTGCAAAACAGTATAAGTATATTTTTGATAGCATTATCGATGTTTATAACGGAAGTGGTGGTTGGTATTCTTTTAACACACACTTAGATCTCTTGGAGAATGAATAAATTAATTTTTATTTATTATTTTAAATAAAAATTAGACATTATAATTTACTCCAGTATACCACTGTTCTAACTAATTGACTTACATAACTCATTTCATTATCGTACCAGGCTACCACTTTAACGAAGGGAATCATTCCTGGTAACACTTGTGTTTGAGTTGCGTCAAATAAGGCTCCATAATTAGTACCTACAACATCTGATGATACAATTTGATCGTTTGTATAACCAAAAGATTCATTTACCGATGCTGACATAATTTGGTTTAATTCGACAACCGTTGTATGCCTTGATAATACTGCAGTTAATTCGATTAACGAACCGGTTATAGTGGGAACACGTTGTGCTGTACCCGCCATTTTACCTTTTAAATTAGGTAACACAAGATCAATTGCTTTAGCTGCACCCGTGCTATTTGGAATAATATTACTAGCGCAGGTACGTGATCTGCGTAAATCACCTTTTGGATGGGCTGAATCTAATACATTTTGATCATTGGTGTACGCGTGAATAGTAGTCATAAATCCAGCTTCGATACCAATTTTCTCATCTAGAAGTTTTGCTACAGGTGCTAAACAATTTGTAGTACATGAAGCGCCTGAAATCACAGTTTCGCTACCATCTAAAATTGTATGATTTACATTATATACAATTGTCTTTACATTAGGAGATGCAGTGGGTGCGGATATAATAACACGTTTAGCTCCTCCAGAGTATACATGAACAATCGCTTTTTCATATTCGGTAAAAAAGCCAGTGCATTCAATTACGATATCTACATTGTGAGTACTCCACGGAATTTTTGCCGGATCGCGTTCTGCATATACGCGAATACTCTTACCATCTACTATAATACTATTTTCATTATATTGTACATCGCGTTTAAATGTACCTTGACTGGTATCATATTTAAGTAAGTAAGCTAACATTTTTGGAGACGATAAATCATTTATCGCTACAATTTGTACACCTAATTCAAACATATGACGAAAAACTAATTTACCTATACGACCAAATCCATTAATTGCAATATTCATTTTTTATATTAAATTTATCTTTTTAAATTTATAAAATTATCTCTAAACTATTATTTTCATATTTAGTATTATAACTACCGCATACAGTACACTTATTACCTAAATAATGATAATATGTTATACTATTTTGCTGACAGTCATTGCATATTATATAAACACAATATTGTAGATCTAAAGGTAATTTATATAAAGATATTTCGCTATCAAGTATGTACCATAAATACGAATAATCAGTAATTGACTTATTACAATAAGGGCATTTAATAAACTGTGATTTATAATATCTTATTAAATTATTAATATATTCAGATTCGTATATATGACCACATCGTAATATGGTATATTTTGACTTATTGCGTAAGCAAATAATAAATGGATAATTTTGAATATGATTATACATACTTTGATATCAGGATATATTCTAAAATTAAAATATCAAATTTATTTTCATAATATATTATATTGTTTAAAGAATTATTTATATTGTAAAAATGGATGGTGTTGATAATAATTTATTAATAAATTTTTTAAAAAATATTATAACCGATATTGAAACACAAAAATTATCTGATGACGAATTAAAAATAGTTAGCGAATTTTATATGCGTTATAAATTTAATTCTGAATCTATAGATAACACAACTTCAAATGAAGATTTTATAAAATTTTTAGCGCTTGGATGGTATGTATATTCATATATTGAAAAGACATAATTAGTTATAATAAAAATAATATTATATATTTCTATGAATATATAATAAAATAAATGATTAGTCTAAATTTTGATTATAATAAACATTTACAGAGTACAAAACCATTGTATTTACCTAAAACTGTAACAAAACCACCACCTGGTAGCAGAGCTGCACCTACTATTACACCAGCTATAATTATTCCACCTTTAAATACAAACATTAATTTTACCACATTACCTAAATTTAGATTTACTGCGTATCCTCATATTGCAAAAATGGCTGTTGAAAGTATTCCTGAAACATTTGATTGGTATAATAGTTATCCTAGTGATTCAGCGATTATAAAAAATAAAAAAAAACTTATTTGTGAACCCTATAATCAAGCATTATGTGGTTGTTGTTGGGCAGTGGCTGGTAGTACTGCGATCGGAGATAATTTTGTTGTTAGTGGAATAGTAGATTGGATACCCAATCTATCAGTTACCTGGTGCTTATCCACATATCCGCAATATCAGTGTAAAGGTGGTAATACAGCTAATTTATTAAAAGATATAGCAAATGGAGGGATAACAACTAATCATTGTGTTGATTATTCATGGTGTTTAGAAAATGATAGTTGTAATGGGAGTGGAATGAATCATTTTAACGCTAATTCATCGGTTCATGTGAATATAAATGACTTATCATCGCTAATTCCAGCATCAGGTTGTTATTATGGTGGTAATGATTATAAACATTATCTGTATAAATTAGACCCAACTAGTATATCAAGTATTTCTATACCACTTTCAAATATGGGCAATAATGGTGGAGTAACAGCAGATAATTTTACTATAACAGTTAAAAAACAAATTTATAATAAAGGTCCTGTTGTAGGAGGATTTTTAGTTTTTAATAATTTTCGTTCAGGAAAATTTAGTAAGACCAATGGTGGAGTGTATTTAGAAAATGGGGTATATGATAATGATAATAACAGTGGTGAATTAAGTTTCGACAATGGGCAAGTAGCAGCTGAAAATTATTTAGGCTCTCATGCTATTGCGATTATTGGTTGGGGTATAGCAAAAAATATATTGGTTGATAATAATGGAAAACGGGCTGATGTACCGTATTGGTATTGTCGAAATAGCTGGGGTAAAGTATGGGGTGAAAATGGTTATTTTAAAATGGCAATGTATCCATATAATAAATTATCACAATTTGATGCAGTAGTGCATATCAATTCACCAAATGGGGGAAATGTGGTAGCTGGTGGTATGGTTATTTTTACAGTTAAAGACCCACCAGTGCTATCAACAATAGAAAGTATTAAAGCGACAAGTGGACAAAAACTACAAACTGATATATACTATCAATCGGATGATAAGAATAAACCAATATCAAATCCGATAATATCAACTTCTTTATATACATATATTTATATTGGAGTTGCTATTATATTTATAGTTATTATAGTAATTTTAACTATAAATTGGAATAAACGATCTGAAAATAGAGAAGTCTATATAATTCCGGATAGAGTAGCCGTGCAGACATTAAATAAACCATTACAGCATCCAGTAGTAGCAAGAACCGGTAGACATGGAATGTTTTAACTATATCGTTTATTTAATTCAGCTAAAATTTTTTCACCATTATTTTTAAGTTTGCGAAAAATATGGTAATTATTATAATTATTGTAAAAATACAGTATTCCGATAAATATTAAATGTAGTGATATAATTGTCCATTTACTCATTTTATTTTCGGTTGGTGATAACTGCGTGCTAAGTATAACAAATAACAACATAACAGTTCCTAAAATATAACATTTTTTCCATACACCAGCTTTTTCATGTACAGACAGACAGTTATGTAAACGAGTTAACATTTGTGGAAGAGTATCATTTGGTTGTAATTGTGTTCCTTTTACATATACACTATTTTCATCATCACAACATGGCTTACTAATAGTTAGACCCACACATCCGGATTCAATACGTTCTTTAAGCACGGCATATGTACAGATCAATGCAGCGATGATAATATAGACTAAAAATGCTAATTTCATTTTATATTATGTAATAATATAAAATTTTTTAGAAAAATTACATCGGTTTCCACAAACTCCATTTGTGTACATCATCTTTAGACCATTTACTCATTTCGGGTAAACATTTATATAGATCTTCAGGTGAATTTACATTATTACAGACTAATTTATTATCGTAAATCCAACTTTGTGGTGTGTTATAATCATAGTCCATGTAGTAATAAGGCGAATACCACGGATACCAATAACCCCAACCGCCACCTGCTGATCCAGCCCAATTACCTCCCCATCCACGATAACGCGAACCGTATCGACCGGGATACGAACCATGCATGTGACCACCTCCATGTCCACCACCTCCACCACCGTGACCGCCACCACCTCCGCCTCCATGACATTCTTTTGTACGTGTAAGGAGTAGTATTGCAATTACAAATATAATTGCGACACCTATAATAGTTGCAATCATCTTTTTATTTGTAATACTATCTATCATCTTTTTATTTATAATAATAATAAAAAATATATCAAAAAATATATTTATGTATTATAAAAAATGACGCCATTGTTAATATTTATAATAATTTTTATATTATTTTATGGATCTTTAAAAATAAATCAACAATTTGTTTATAACAATAATAAAGAATTGTATTTAATACTTTCTGCTTTATTATCAAGTGCAATACTAGTATTGATATTACATTATGCAAATCTTAAAGAAAATTTCCATTTTGAACTGAGTCCGTATAAACGATGCCAAGGTGGTCCTTATATGTATAGTTCAGATCCCGAATTAAAAGCCTTTTGTGACTCTATACCACAAGAACAATTAAATCAAGCATTTTGTAATAATGGTGTAAACGGAGGTAAAGGCGGTTGGGATCGTAAGTCCCATGGATTTATAGGTATGCCGGTGCATTTTGAATACACACCGATGAGCGATGATAAATGGGAAAATCATATGTGCGATGATCAACTAACAAACAATGCTACACCACAGGTATTGTAGAAACAATAAAATATATTTTAAATTTAAAATATATTTATAAGATTGTACAGATATTATTAAAATAAGATGAGCAAAAATTTTTACGATATTTTAGAGATTAATAGATCTGCAACACAAGAAGAAATAAAAAAAGCTTATAAAAAATTAGCATTAATTCATCACCCGGATAAAGGTGGAGATGCAACTGTATTTCAAGATATACAAGCCGCTTACGAGACATTAAAGGATGCAGAAAAGAAAAATTTATACGATCAAATGGGACATGATATGTATATTAATAAAAATCAACAACCAAATGTAAATATGCATAATCATAATATAAATATACATAATATATTTACCCAAATGTTTAATATGTCAATGAATCAAAATCGCAATCAGAGTCCAGATAAATTTATCCAGATTGATTTAAGTTTAGAAGAAGTATTTAAAGGTGTTACGCAAAAAATGAACGTAGGAATTATTAAAAAATGTGATAGTTGTAAAATTAATTGTGATAAATGTAACGGTAATGGTCGTAATGTGTTTATACAACAAAATGGTATATTTACTATCCGACAAGAAGTTATATGTGATCTATGCGAAGGTAGAGGATTTTTTTCAACAAAAAGTTGCACTCGGTGCAAAGGTGATTTTGAATATATTGTGTATCATATTATTGAGTTTACTGTTCCTTCACATGCAGAGTCAGGATATAAGTTTAAAATATGCGAAGATGTACCAAAAGATTATACTTTATATATAGTGGTTAATATTTTACCACACGAGTCTTTTAAACGAGCAGGTGACGACTTAATTTTTACAACAAATATCAAACTTTGTGAATCTATAGTTGGAGTTGATTTAACTATTTTAGTATTTGGCGAAGAGATAAATATAAATACAGCTAGTCAATGGGGTATAATTAAACCAAATACACAATATTTTATAAATGGTAAAGGAATGTGTAATACAAGCGGTAATCGTGGTAATCTAATTTGTATATTTGAGGTTGAATATCCTCGTTTGCATAAATTAACTACCGAAGATAAAAATAAATTTCGTGATCTTTTCTCCTCGATGATTGATAATACAGTTAATTAATAACTAAAAATTTTTTATTATAAATAAATTATAATAAAAATTATTTAAAATTTGGCATCTTCAAAACACCTAAAACTGCAAAAATTAACAACTTCTTTCTTTTTGAAACTTTTTAATTGTAAATCGTTATTAATATGATTTGAACATTTATAACAATTTAATTTAATACCATTATCTTGCTCAGATTCATATTCAGATTTGTCAGATTCGGAGTCGTCAGATTCAGAGTCATCAGATTCGGAGTCATCTTGTATTTCCGAATGTGTATCGGGTTTTGAAGACTGGTATTCATTTTCTAAATCTTTTAAAATTAAATCTAATAATCCAGGCGTTAAATCTTTATTTATATCCGATGGTACGATTTGTTCTTCATTTATTTCTATATTTACATTTCGATCCTTATATACTCGATTAAATTCGGTAATAAATGAATCCGAAAATACATTATTGCTATAAGGATTTATGTAATTACCTTCATTAAATCTGGGGATTAAGTTATTTATAACAAGACAATATATTTTATCATCTGGTTCTCGATAATAGACAAGATCTTTTATTTGGTAATTATGAATACCTATATCTTCTTTATTAACACATAAATTATACCAAGGTTCTATCTTAATTTTTAATATTTCATCATCTATTGATTCTGATAAATCTTGTGTTCTTCTTTCGGTTGGATTTTTTTGCATATATACTAATTTAGAAAAATAATTAACAAATGATTCTAATTTATTATCAAAATAATTAATCACATCTACTTCGCTTTCAAATAGGTCATTTTTTAAAACATCTATTTCGGGTAATTTTTCTTGTATACTTAAATCAACTAATACAGTTGGTAAATAATACTGATCTTTAACTCGTTCAATAAAACTACTAGAAAAATTTTTTATCTTATTAAGATATTTTAAGTATACCACAAGTTCACCTAATTTAAAGGCAAAATCTCTTACTGTTTTACTATGTTTATATATATGATTTATAGCATGTAAGATGTACTCAGATCTTTCATTTTTATAGTCTTTAACATCCGGTGCAACACTCACTAAAACATTATGTAGTATATTAATTCCGATTTCTCTAATTCCATCGTAAATATTTTCGTTTAATATTTTTCTCATTTTTTCTAGTTCAGAGTCATACACTTTTTTCAAAAACTCTTTTTCGGTATTGAATACCTCTTCATTTTGAATAATAAAATTATTAGCTGTTTCATACGCTAATTGTATTTCCAATTTCATATCATCTAATTCTATAGTGAATATATTATCTTTTTGGCTTTTTTTACGTGCTAAACACTGTAAAATGATAAAGTTCTTATTAACAGCATACCAAATTTGACCATTTTCCAACTTATTAGTATCAGTTATATAATCTTTAATATCCTCATAATCGCCGCTAATATAAATTTTATAAACTCTTTCACCTAACCAGGGTGGATTAGTGTATCGTTTAACACAATTTGGTTCAATATATCGCGGAAATATTTTTTTTTTATTCGTAGTATTAATTCCTGTAATTAGTATATTTAACATCATACTGGTAATTGTCAAATATTTTTGTTTTTGGGTAAAATATTTTTCTTCATCTTTATTTATAAGATCTCGCAATTTTTGTTTTTTAGCTTCATCTTTAGCTTCATCTTTTTTACTCTTTTTCTTTTTACCATCATCTTCGTTTAAAATATTAGGTATATACTCTCTGTATTCTGAATATTTTTTATCTTTGAGTATAAGATTTAATATAATTTTATTAACAATCGTATTAGTGTTTATTTCACCTGAAGTAATCATATTACGAATATCATTAATAATATCATACTCGTCAAGAGTTATATTTATTCCGTTAAGTTCATTTTTAATCTTATCAACTAACTCGTCAATTGGAATATCTAATATTTTTATTTGTTGGATAGGCGTAATTTCGCGTTTTTTAGGATTGCCAAACGGAAGTTTAGGTTTTTCTTCTTCTAACAGCGGCGGTTCTTTAAGTTCTTCAATATCCGAATCATCATTTTCATCTATTTCTTTATTTAAAACCGTCGAAATTGCTTTAGTGATAATTCTATATTCATTTTTTATACTATCATCTAATTTTTTATAGTTATTACTACCTATACTGGATCTAATTGATTGTCCGTAAACACGCATTAAATTAATATAACTAGCTAATTTATTGTCGCTTATCGTTATATTAACATTTTTAAGTTTATCTTTAACCTGTTCCAGTAAATTTTTTATCTTTTCTTCAGTGGTATAATTATTATAAAAATCAGATAAATTATCTCTTGTTTGGTTAATAAAGGCATTGATAAATGATTTAATTTGATCTGGTGGTAATTCATTTATAATTTTTTCAAATATAAATTTTCTACTTGAAGGCGCATATTTTTCTGATAAAAATTCTCTAATACGATCTACTAATTCAGAATCTGGTATATCTCCAATTTTTTTTAAAAAGATAATAATTGCTTTTTTTTCTTTCATATTTCTGTTAGCATTAATTAAAGTAGGTAAAATAGTAGATTGTTTTTCTTTTTTAGCTTTTTCAGCTTTTTCTTTTGATTTAATTTCAGCTTTTAATTTATCTAATGCAGTATTTCTCTTTGGAGGCATATATATTTATCAATACTAATATTTTTTAAAATTGAATTAATATTTCAATTTTATATTTGCCATTGCAAAAATGCATATAAATAGATTATCAGATGATTTATTATTATTAGTATGGTCTTATTTGCACTCAAACATGGATATGTTATCGGTCATTACGACATGTAAATATTATAAAGAAATAGGCTATAAATACGGCTTTCTTAAACATATCAAAATATCGCGAATTTTAAATTACCAAGATTTTATACTTAATTGTTATAAGCATCAAAATTCGTTATTATCAATTAGTTTACAATTAATTGATATACCACATAGTTTAATCTATACTAAATGGCCTTTAAAAGTCGTATTCTATAATTGTTATATGGGTAATATTTCAATCGATCCATTAGGAGAAGTATGTAATACACAAGAATTACATATTATAGATTATTATCGAAATACACGTAACACACCTATTAATATTAATTGGAATAAATTCATTAATCTGAAAAGACTTAATATATATGCATCTGATATTCAAATTACAGACTTTGATAAATGTAAAAATTTAGAAGATGTAGCGATAGATCTCAGTAATAGAAAATTTTCGTTGCCAAACACTGTGTGTCAGATAAAAAATTTAAAAACATTGCTGTTAAGTGGTAGTATTACTACCAATAGTAATACTACCAATATGTATTTTATTTCTGATAAATTAAATTTTTGTAGTATAAATAACAAATGTGATATTATTAATGGTCAAAATAAATTATTAATTAATCACAAAATAAATATACAATGTTTTACCTATATATTCAATTAGAAATTATAATTGGAAATTTTCATAGGAAATTTCCAATTTAATAATTCTAGTATCTGTATTTCGGCAAGTTGTATATCTTTTTTTTGATATACATTATGTAGTAATTTAAAGCCTATTCCTATAAATGGTACACCATCTGCGTTATCTTGATGGTATTTGGCGGATATAACATAACATATATAACCATATAAATAGACACTTTTACTATCCATTGTTATTCGTCCTAATATATTACTAAATAATATTCGAGTAATGTTTAGAATACCATCAGTTTCCATATGATATCCATTTGGTATATATTGTTCAACGCGTTCTAACCATGAGAATATATATTCAAAAATGCATTCATATTCTTGTGTAATGCATATTTTATCATTGTTCATATTTATATCTTTCTTTTTATAATTTTAAATAAAATTTTTAACTTAAACAAAAAATGTTGTTATAAAATGACAACTTCAATTTTACTATTTGGAGCGTATGGATGGATTGGTAATCAAGTATTATCCCAGCTTAAAAAACGTAAAGATGTTACAATTGTGTATAAGTCAACAGTTCGTGTGGATGATGTTGACGAAGTCATTCGCGAAATAGATAACTATAATCCAACGCATGTAATATCATGTATTGGAAGAACATTTGGGTATATTGATAATAAAATAGTTCCTACTATCGACTATCTTGAATATCCCGGTAAACTGGTTGAAAATGTACGAGATAATTTATTTGCTCCTATAGTGTTGGCTAACGTATGTACCAATCGCAATATTCATCTTACATATTTAGGAACTGGTTGCATATTTGAATACGATACATTACATACACAAACTACTGGTTTTACAGAAGATAGTAAACCCAATTTTTTTGGCTCTAGTTATTCCGTTGTAAAAGGTTTTACTGATAGATTAATGAATTTATATAAAGATAGTGTATTAAATGTGCGTATTCGCATGCCAATTACTGCTGAACCTAATTCACGTGATTTTATCACTAAAATTGCCTCTTATGAAAAGATTTGTAGTATGGATAACTCAATGACAGTATTAGACGATCTTGTACCGATTATGGTCGATATGGCAATAACAAAAAAGACTGGTACCGTTAATCTTACTAATCCGGGTGTAATTTCCCATGAAACCATTTTAGAAATGTATAGGGAAATAGTAGACCCTACTATAACATGGCAAACGATGAGTTATGAAGAGCAATGTAAATTATTGAAAAGTAAAAGATCTAATAATTACTTGGATACTTCTCTATTACAACAGTGGTATCCTGATGTAAAACATATTAATACAGCTGTTCGCGATGCACTGGTAAATCGTAAAAAATTTATCGATAATATGTTTGCGGAAATAGATGCCTATACTGGAAATCCACATTAATAAAAAATTGATTTATTATAATAACTTATTATATAATTTATTATAATATGACAAATAAAGTATCTAAAACTGAATATGAATATATAATAAATTTTTTATCCAGTCATGCTCCTCATACAGTAGACTTATTCAAGAAAGAAAACACACTATTTAATAGTGTAAAAGACGTTCCTATTAAAGAAATTGATAACACTCCTATTGTATTAATTGACAGTTGTTCATTTACTTATTATCGAGTCACTGCGACTTTTGCTTGGTATAAAAAAAACAGTAAAATACCGAATTTAGACGATACTGAATTTATGGAGGCGTTAAAAACCCAATATTTATCGTGTTTAGCTAAATTTGTTAAAATATCTGGAGTAGTCATAAATGATATGTACCTAATACGAGATTGTCCACGTGATACGATTTGGCGTATTAAACACTATTCTGAATATAAAAAAAATCGCAGTATAGATTCAGGTTATGGACCGTATATTAAATATCTTAACAACGAAATGAGTAATAAATATAAACACATTTTTCGTATTGAAGAAGCTGAAGCCGACGATGTTATCTCAATCTTAGTAGATTTGTTCACTATTATGTATCCAAATCGACCTATTTACATTGTATCAGGTGATAGCGATTATGTACAGTTATTAAAATATAAAAATGTAAAGTTATACAATCCAAAAAAATGGCAACCCATAGATTGCGAAAATCCAGAGGAATATTTACAAAATAAAATTATGAGTGGTGATAAAAGTGATAATGTCCCGAGTATTAAGAATAAAGAATGTTTTAAAGAAATTTTACGTAATAATATGTTAATTAACATGGAGTATATTCCTCGCTATATTCAAGATCGCGTAATTTCTGCGTTACCTGAATATTTGAAAACACTCGTACCTGCTAATATGCGACCTAAACATATTCAGCTTGGTTTATGCTGTATTAATACAATTTTACGTGATAAAGATATTTTTTGTTCACGTACTATGCGTTTATCGACTCTTATGACAAAAGGAGTCGAAGAGGCTAAACGATTAGCCTTGCAAAATTGTCAAGATATGATAACCATGATTAAATGGAATGCCGAAAATGGTATCCGATTTTTTCGTTTATCTAGTGATATTTTTCCGCATATTTCCAATCCTGAAGCACCAAAATACACACTTGATTTCTCTCAACATTTATTAACCGAAGGGGGTAAACTAGCTAGACAGTATAAACAACGTTTAACCTTTCATCCAGGACAATTTAATGTGATTCCAACTCCGAACGAAAATGTTTTTGAAAAAACCTGTATCGAATTAGGTATACACGCCGAAATATTAGACCGTATGGGGTGTGATCAGGATAGTATTATGGTGATTCACGGCGGTGGTTTGTACGGTGATAAAAAGACAGCAATTGCACGTTTTATTACAAATTTTTATCGATTGCCCGAAAATGTCCAACGCCGATTAGTACTTGAAAACTGCGAAAAGAGTTATAGTGTAGAAGATTGTCTAGAAATTTGCGAGAAAATAAATATACCACATGTATTTGACACTCATCATTACGAGTGTTATAATTTACTGCATCCGAACGAACGATTACTTCCAGCAGCAGAATATATACCACGTATTTTAGAGACCTGGAATCGACGCGGTATTAAACCAAAGTTTCATATTAGTACACAATGTTGCGGAGGGCGAGTAGGAAAACACGCTGATTATATTGATAAAATACCCGATTATTTACTCAATATATCTCAACCAGTTGATATAGCAGTGGAGGCGAAAGATAAAGAACAAGCTATTTATGATTTATATAAAAAATATCCCCAACTGGATGCACGTGTATAAAATAAAATTGAAATTTACAGTTAATAAATCGATATTAATATTAAAATGGAAGAACAACCGAAAAATATTAATATCTACTTAACCGAACAAAATAAAGAGACTGTGTTAAGTGGTTCAACATCATATGAACGCTATATAATTATCGCGAATGAGACTTTACAAATAGAAAATCGCGAATTATCCAAGCGAATTAAAACACTAGAAAACAACGTAGATGATTTGGAATCACAAATGGATAAAGAGGAGACTTCAAAAAGCTACATGCGTGGTTTATTAAAAAATTTGGCTGAATTAAACAAACTGTTTGGCGAAGTATCACTTCATAGACATACAATTCTGAAAAACACAGAAGATCATCTAAATAAGTATAAATACAAGGCGCGAAAACATTTACGTTTTATTGAAGGATTTTTTGCCTTATTAGCTGCGATTGTGTACGAATTGTACAATACTAATACTTTTATCACGCTTGTAATCTTACTTTGTATAATCGTTGCATTTACGGAATCCATGTTGTTTAATTTAACCTTACCAAACTGTATAGAAGAAAACGAAAAGATAAATCAATTAGAAACAGAAATTAAGGATATAAAAGATGCACAAGATTATTTAGATGATTATATAAATTGTCTGTAAATTTTTTATGAATAATATACTTTTTTTATTATATATTAAATTATATAATAAAATTATGTTATGAACGACTTCGTCTAGATAATCGTCTAGGACTTTTTCGTTTATCACATTTACCCGATAATTCTATACCAGCTTTTTTATTAAATTTACGGGCAAAAAGTGCACCTGAACTGCATATTTTACCTTTATCTTTTCTCATACGAGGACTTGTGTAACGAATTGGACTTGTATGCTTACCATCCCAATAAGTATAGGTAGTTGGCATTACGTTAAATTCTCGTTTGAAAGACGCAAATGAAGATTTTCCGTAATTTTCCATAAACCAATTAACCGGATAAAGTTCATCTGGACAAAAATCTCCGATAAGTTTTCGAATATTCTTTACAAATTCTTTACCTTTTTCGGTTGTCTTTAACTCGACAAGTAATTCAGCATGTTTTCGATTTAATAATATCCATTGATCTGCATATGCTAAACCTGTTTCAATTGTTGCTTCCGAATTTAAATCTATATTAATACGTGATTTTTTAGAAGCGGTAATCTCTTTATATGTATCCCAAAAACCAAAAAGTGGAATACATTCACCGGATAAAAGAACAAAATATTTATTATTAGGATCTTTTAAAGCTTGTTTAAGTAAATTAATCCAAGCCCATACCAAATTTTCTTCACACCAACCAGTTTTAATAGCACGAATATGATTTTCCCGTATCCATTCTTGTGTTTTATTAGTTATCGTTTTCACATGACTATAAACAGAATATGATTTAATGGGGAACTTGTCCTGTTTAAAAAAATCATACCATTGTTTTCCGTGTACTACCGAATCATACAAGAGAAAACAAAAAGCTATTTTATTATCAACTGGTACTGGTTTAAAGTAGTCGCGGATTAAACTTTTATAGCCTTCTTCTAAACCTTCGTAATAATTAAATTTCTTGGGAATCTTCCAATCTTTACCATATGCATCAACTAAGGTCATTTTTGGTAGTACATTATAAGTGTGTCCTAAAAATTTTATTTTCACTGTATCATAAGGTCGATATGCCCAAACGCACATTTTATGTTTTAAATTATCACATTCTCCATAATATGAACTTAATATATAATAATCTTTACCGCGATACCGACCGGGATAAACCCAGAAAATATCTAAAGATACTGCCTGTATATTGTGTGTAAATTTTAATTCAAAACCACGATTTAATTTACCTAATTTCGCCTCTAAATCAAATCCGTTATTTTCCATTGATTTTATAATATCATCTACCGATGATTTATCGTTCACATCTTCATAAAATACTGCTAAATCAATATCATCATCATGTTGAATAAAATCATGTTCTCGATGAGCTCCTAGTGCTGTACCTGAATGTAGATGAAAAGGGATACCAATTGAATCTAATGCATGTTTTGCATCGACTAAAACTTCGTTAAAAATTTTAGATTTTTCTGATATCATAGTTTATTTTATAATATGAATATTTTTTATAAAATTGATTTTATAAAAAATATTCATAATCTTAATCATATAATGTCAAACTTAAAGTCAAACTCAAATACAAATACAGTTTTTATTACAAGAAATATTGGAAGTCATGTAGAATTTAGTAAATATATGACAGCTAGTGTAATAACTGCAATTAATAGTGGAATGTACTGTTTCCAAATATTTAACGGAAATCCGAAATCGTATACCAGAAATCGTTTTACAGAAGCCGATATTGAAAGTGCAAAACGGATAATAACCCGTTTTCCAATGCATGTATTTAGTCATTTTCCCTATATTGCTAATTTAAACGGTTCAGTTGAAAAACTTGCGTGGAAAGGTGATCATGAAATTGATAAAAAAATGCATATTTTATTAAACGAATTAGAATATGAAGTTAATGCAATAGCAAATTTCTCTCTACCGGGAAAAAATTCAGGTGTGGTTATTCATCCCGGTTGTTATCCGGATATTAAAACCGGACTACACACGATTGCCGTTACCATTAACCGCATTAATTTTGAAAAAAATGCGTTATTAATTTTAGAAAATTGTGCTGGTGAAGGGCGTAAATTATGTAAAAATTTTACCGAAATAAAAACTATAATTGATGCAGTGGTTGTAGAGAAAAGAAAACATGTTGGTGTATGTGTAGATACTGCTCACATATTCGGACAAGGTGATTATGATCTGCGTACAATTGATGGAATAGACAGAATGTTCGCTGCTTTTGTGAATATTATTGGTCTAGATAAATTTACCTTATTGCATCTAAACGATAGCGCTGTCGAATTTGGATCTAAAAAAGATCGACATAAAAGTCTAGGTCGCGGTTTTATATGGAAAGACAATTTACAACCTTTAAAACATTTAATAAATACCTGTAATCATTATAATATACCGATGATCTTAGAAACTCCAGATAGTGATATGGATATGCTTTTATTAGCGAATATTTAAAAATAATTTACAAAAAATTTGAAAAAGTATTTTTTTAATATGTATTAATAAATGGGTGATAATAAATCACAAGATAAACATATTCATTATTATTCTAAATATAAATCAAATGATTTATTTTGGGGAATTGGTATAGAAAACGAATTGTATTTACAATTTAATAAACATGTTAATGTTAATAAAAAATGTATGTTAAATAATCATAAACCAGAAAGGTATAGCGTAGATTATTATAAAAATTTTAATAAAGATGACTTTAAAGACGCTTTAAATAAATTAATAAAAGATAATAATACAAAACTACCATTATTATTAAATTGTCATAGTTTTCAAAAAACCGATGCTAATGGTGAACCAATAACTTTATATGATCGAGAAAATACTCCGAATACTAATTTTAGTGGTAAAACACTTCATGAATTATTATGTGAAAAAGACCCTTATTTTTCAAAAAATTTTAAAAAATCCTATATATACGATGGCGACACAATTGAAATTGTAACGCAAAATTTTTATAAAACAACGATCGAAGATGTTATCCAAGAATTAGTATTATTAAAAAAAGAATATATAAATCGTGTAAAAAAAGTGTTTAAAGAAAATAATATTTTTTCACAGTTCGGTGAAATAGACTTTTGTAAACAGAATCACGGGTTTGCCGTATTCTTAACTAATAAGAATAATGTGGCTGTCTGTAATAATATGACTTATCACTTTAATATAACCTTACCAACGCAATTAACAGCTGATAAAAAAATTGCAAATTTATCTGAATTTGTTATTAAACACCAGAATGCGATTAGATTATTTCAATGGTTAAGTCCTATTTTTATTGCCTTATATAATACTCCTGATATATTATCAAAGGTATCTGATCATTTTAGCAAAGGATCTCAGCGTTGTGCTCTATCACGGTACATAGGAGTTGGAACGTATAATAGTAATAGTATGCCCAATGGAAAATTATTAAATGATGATTTTTATAAAATTCCATATTATAATTTACCGTATTGGTGGTATCATAATTATTATTATAATTCAGGATATGTACAATGTGAAAAAATTGGATACGATATAAATTTTAACAAATTTATGAATCATGGTATAGAAATTCGTATATTTGAATATTTTCCTGAAGATAAACTATATGAATTTTTAACTTTTATCGTGTACTTATTAGATCATTCTCTACATACTCCAAATATATGCAATCCGGTAGAAAATGAAGAATGGAATATTACCACTGCTAATATTATAAAAAATGGTATATTACACGAAATATCATTTGAAATGTTAAAAAATTATGAAATTATATTTGGTATAAATCTTCAAAGACAAAAATATAGAAATATTAAAAATTTATTTAATAAATTGAAAAAATATTTAGAAGATATCTATCATAACAGTGGTGATTGTAGTATGAAAATGATTAAAACACGTAATACAGAAACTGTGTCAAATAATATGTGTACTATATTATAATGTGTATTTTTATGATAATAATTTTATTATTATCATATCTTAGTATTTATTTTGCAGTCCAATTACCGATATTAGTAAAATTGTTATTAACTACAGCTGTTTCCGCTGAGAAATATTTATTATTACTATTACCTACAAATGCATTATATTGCATTATATCAAAATTAGAACGCACAGTTGTGTATTTACAGGTACAGGGTTTATCACATGAGAAGCATGTTTCTGCGCTTAAATTTGTGTAATTTGCGGTTATCGGTTTTTTATCATCTCTATATACCGACATTTTATTAATCATAAATATAAAAAAAATTCTATATTATTATACACTTGGTGTAACTAAATGTAATTTAGGCATTACTAAACCAGGTGTTTTATCACAAGCCGCTTTAAAGGCGGTTATATAAGAGAAATAAATCCATAAGATAACTATTAAATTCGATATTAAACCGGCTAACAGACCTATAAACTTGTATTTACTATAGAGTAATAAAATTACACCAAGAGTCCATACTATACTGATTTTTAAATAATCAGATAAAGCGTCGGCTGCATTTTGTAATGTAGCTTGATCATTAGAAAAATTTTTAACAGAAAATTTAGATGACATTTCAACCGAACCAATCGAGAATTGGATACTGCTGAATAAAATAGCTTCACCTAATAATTCAACTGTGCTACAATTTCCAGATAAAGGATGCATTTTATAATACGTAATTATATTTATTAAATATAATTACATATTAAAAAAATATTTTTTATTATAAAATATGTCATTTCATATAGTTCAACCAACAAATATTCAAAATGCTTCTATACCTATTTATAATAGCAGCGAAATACAATCTTATCCCGTAAAAATTAGTAACCCTATTAATAATGGTCAAACTCTTATTTATGATGCTAATACCAAAGAATGGGTTAATGCTAATTCACAAGGCGGAAATTTACCACCTGGTGCTAATTATGGTGATTATTTATATTGGGATTCTAACGTAAATGCATATGTTGTAGGAGATAGTAATATTTCTCTCGGACAAAATGCAGGAGCAAATATCCAAGGTTCACAATCAGTTGCTGTTGGATATGGAGCTGGGTCAAATAATCAAGCTACACAATCAGTAGCTGTTGGTTCAGGTTCAGGTACTAATAATCAAGGATCTGATTCAGTTGCAATAGGTGTTGGTGCTGGGGCTAATACTCAAGGATCTAGTTCTGTTGCAATAGGATATCAAGCAGCCTGTGTAAATCAATCTATACAATCTGTAGCAATTGGAAATCTTTCAGGATATAATAACCAAGGATCTGATACAGTAGCAATTGGATGGGAAGCTGGATTTTCTACACAGGGAAATAACGCAATTGCTGTTGGTGGGGGAGCTGGATATAATAACCAAGGTACCAATTCTATTGCGATTGGTACTGGTGCCGGTAATATTACACAAGGAATATCTTCTATTGCGATTGGATTTAGTGCAGGTAGTAGCACTCAAGGTATCAACAGTGTAGCTATTGGTACAGGTGCAGGAGCTGGTGCTCAAGGAGATCAATCTATAGCTATCGGTGTAAGTGCCGGGGCTAATAATCAGAATAGTGATGGAATCGCAATTGGTGCACGTGCTGGAAATGCTAATCAAAATGGTAATGCAATAGCAATTGGTTTATTTGCAGGAGAGCAAAGTCAAGGTTCCTCATCAATCGCCATTGGTAATAGTTCTGGACAAAGTAATCAAGGTGGGGATTCAGTTGCTATTGGTTTTTCAGCTGGACAATCTAGTCAAGGTGTATTTGCCGTTGCTATAGGACAAGGAGCTGGTAAAAATAGTCAAGGAAATTACGCAGTAGCAATTGGATATAATGCGGGAATTACTAATCAAAACAATAATAGTATTATAATAAATGCATCGACTACATCTCTTAATTCTATAGGTAGTAATTCACTTTATATTAATCCAATAAGACAAGATAATACTAGTAATAGTAATATTTTAGCTTACAATACGATTACAAAGGAAGTAACTTATACCACTTCTGGAGGAAGTGGTGGTATTGGAGAAACTGGTGTTACAGGAGTAACTGGAGAGACTGGTGTTACCGGAGAGAGTGGTGTTTCGGGAGTTACTGGTGTTACAGGTGTAACAGGAGATAGTGGTGTTAGTGGTGTAACCGGAGAGAGTGGTGTTACAGGTGTAACAGGAGAGCCTGGTGTTAGCGGTGTTACTGGAGAGACTGGTGTTACCGGAGAAAGTGGTGTTAAAGGGCCTACTGGAGAAAGTGGTGCAATAGGACCAACTGGTTCTATAGGTGAGTTTCCGTCTGGGGTAAATTTTGGAGACTATACATATTGGGATGGTAGTTCTTGGATTGTTGGTGATACTAATATTACATTGGGTAAAAATGCAGGGGAAGTAAATCAAGATTCTTTTTCAATTGCAATTGGAAATAGTGCTGGATCTAATAATCAACATGTATATTCAATTGCAATTGGAAATCGTGCTGGTTATACTGAACAGAATAGTAATTCTATTGCAATTGGATTATATGCAGGAGAGTCTAGTCAAAATATAGAATCTATAGCAATTGGAACTTCAGCAGGTCGTAGTTATCAGAATAAAAATTCAATAGCAATTGGAGTACAGTCAGGACAGTATACACAAGGAAATGATTCAATAGCAATTGGAAATCAAGCTGGATATAGTAATCAAGGAAATTATTCTATCGCAATTGGTTCTCACGCAGGTGTTAATTCACAAGCAGCAAATAGTATTGTTATTAACGCATCTGGAAATATTGTTGATGCAAATAATACAAATTCTTTATATATAAGTTCTATTAGAAATGATGATAGTAGTAACAGTAAAATATTAGCATATAATAGTTTAACTAATGAAGTAACTTATACTACAACTAGCGGAGGAGGGGGTACAGGAGTTACCGGAGAGACTGGTGTTAGCGGTGTAACCGGAGAGACCGGTGTTTCAGGAGTTACTGGAGATAGTGGTGTTTCGGGAGTTACTGGAGAGACTGGTGTTAGTGGTGTAACTGGAGATACTGGTGTTAGCGGTGTTACTGGAGACACTGGTGTTAGCGGTGTTACTGGAGACACTGGTGTTAGCGGTGTTACTGGAGACACTGGTGTTAGTGGTGTAACCGGAGATACTGGTGTTAGCGGTGTTACTGGAGACACTGGTGTTAGTGGTGTAACCGGAGATACTGGTCCAACAGGATACACAGGGTATACAGGATACACAGGATATACTGGATATACTGGTCCAACAGGGTATACTGGATATACTGGATATACTGGATATACTGGATATACTGGATATACTGGTTCAACTGGATATACAGGGTATACTGGATATACTGGATATACTGGATATACTGGTTCAACTGGATATACTGGATATACTGGATATACTGGATATACTGGTTCAACTGGATATACTGGATATACTGGATATACTGGTTCAACTGGATATACTGGATATACTGGTCCAACAGGGTATACTGGATATACTGGAGCGCAAGGAGATATTGGTGATACTGGTCCAACAGGTTATACCGGATATACCGGATATACTGGTTCAACTGGATATACAGGGTATACTGGATATACTGGATATACTGGATATACTGGTTCAACTGGATATACTGGTTCAACTGGATATACTGGATATACTGGTCCAACAGGGTATACTGGATATACTGGAGCGCAAGGAGATATTGGTGATACTGGTCCAACAGGTTATACCGGATATACCGGAGCTATTGGGCCGACAGGACCTACTGGTCCGATGGGTCTTATAGGTAATTTTCCAAATGGAGTAAATTTTGGAGATTACACTTATTGGAATAAGAATAGTAATAGTTGGGTTGTTGGTAATACTAATATTACACTAGGAAAAAATGCAGGAGCTAGTAATCAAGGTATTCAATCAATTGCAATAGGTTATGGAGCTGGAAACATGAATCAAATAGGATATGGTATAGCAATAGGAATAGATTCTGGTTCTAATAATCAACAAGAATATGGTGTTTCAATTGGTTATGGTGCTGGGGCTTTTTCCCAAGGTGTTGCAGGAATAGCAATTGGTTCATTGGCTGGATACAGTAGTCAAGGAACTGGCTCTATTGCGATCGGTACTAACGCAGGTTTTATTTCTCAAGGAACTGGTTCTGTTGCAATTGGATATCAATCAGGATACACAAATCAAGGTAATAATACAGTTGCAATTGGAAATAATGCTGGAAGTAATAGCCAAGGAAATAATTCTATTGCAATTGGATTAAATGCAGGTAATACGAATCAAGGTAATAATACAGTTGCAATTGGAAATAATGCTGGAAGTAATAGTCAAGGAGATAATTGTATTGCAATTGGATTAAATTCCGGTAATATGATTCAATCAAATAGTACAATTGCTATTGGATATAATTCAGGACAATCGCAAGATGATAATTGTATAGCTATTGGAATCAATGCAGGTCAAAATATTCAAAATATAAATTCAATAGCAATAGGAAATAATGCTGGTAATAATAATCAAGGCCGATATTCTATAGCTATTGGAAATAGTGCAGGAAATTTTTATCAACTGACAGAATCAATAGCAATCGGAAATAATGCAGGAAATAATGATCAACATGATTATAGTGTAGCAATTGGTACAGGTACAGGGCAAACAAATCAACGTAGTAACTCTGTTGCAATTGGTCACAATTCCGGAAACTATTATCAAGGAATGAGTTCTGTAGCCATAGGTTTTGCAGCTGGAGCTAGTAATCAAGGCCAATGTTCTATTGCAATAGGATCACAAGCAGGAGTTAATAATCAAGCTTCTAATAGTATTATAATTAATGCATCAGGAAATACTCTTGACGGAACTAATCCAAATTCCTTGTATATTAATCCAATAAGAAATGATGATAGTAATAATAGTAATATTTTAGCTTACAATACTACTACAAGTGAAATAACTTATAATAGTAGTAAAACATTTGTTATAGATCATCCTATATCAGCTGATAAATATCTTGTACATGCATGTCTTGAAGGTCCTGAAGCTGGAGTATACTATCGTGGTAGTGACCGCATAATAAACGGAAAATGTAAAATAGTATTACCAGAATATGCCAAATATATAGGAAAAAATTGGACAATACAATTAACACCAATTAATAATGGATATAACTTAAATAATATTATAAATTTAGTAGCAGAAGAAGTTAGTGTGGATAATGAATTTAATGTATCTTGTAATATTGATTGTAAATTTTATTGGCATGTATACGGGGAACGATTATCTATAAATGTAGAACCTGATCGTTCAAGTGTTATTGTTCGCGGTGATGGACCATATAAATATATTTAAGATTTGCAGTAATTTATAATTCTTTAAAAAAATTCTTTTTAAAGAATAAATATGAACTGGCTTATTTACACCAAAAATGGGTGTACATATTGTGAAAAAGCTAAAGCATTACTCGATAAAAATAATTGTAAATACAAAAAAATTGAAGTAGACTCTAGTAATAAAGAAGTTATATATCGAGAAATTGATAATAAAACTAATACATATCGATATTTTCCCATTATATTTAGAAATGGATTATTTATTGGTGGATACACTGAATTAACTAAACTATTACCCATTGCAGATAGCGGTATAAGTCCTATTTTAAAACGATATAAACATGTAGATAAAAATAAATTTGATGGTACACCATATTTTAATATGGTGGCTATGTTATATTTAAGTTATAAATTTCCGGATGCATGTATAGTATTACCAATTAATTTAACTAATAATGAACAGTTAACAGCTCCTAATAGTCATCGGGATATTTCGCTTAGATGGGTCCAACGAGGTAAAAGTGCAAAAGGACATATATCGGTACCAAAAAATTTTTGGCAATATTTCAACAAATGCGAAGGTAAAAAACGCTTTATCATTTTTCCATTTGGTTTTGATTGCTATGAAGGGGGTCATGCCAATTACATGATTTATGACCATCATACACACAGTTTAGAACGTTTTGAACCACAGGGAATTGCTTATAAAGCACCTTGTATTTCCGCATCCGATTTAGATAAAAAAATTCACGATTTATTTATACGAAATTTAGGACCCAATTTTATTAAAGAGTATTATAAACCTCGTGATTTCTGTCCACATGTGAATATACAAATATTACAAGAAATGGAAAACGAAATGACTACTGAAGATCCAAACGGTTTTTGCTCTATGTGGTGCGCGCTCTATTGCGATATGCGATTATCATATCCTAACCGTTCTCGAGAAGAAATAGTGAAAATGATAATCCGAGAATTAAAAAATAAATCAGAATCATTAACCAGTTTTATACGGAATTATTCTGGATATATGGTAAAAATAGCAGATGAACTAAAACGTATTCATAAAAGCGAATTACACGAAAAATTTAAAAAATTATTAGCTTAAAAAAATAATAAGTGTAAAAATAAATGAGCGTTAACGATAATAATCTATTTAATAATGAAGTAGTAAAAAATGCAATCAAAGCACTATCTCCAGAAGATGTCCAAAGATATAAAAACATTGGCAAAGAACTATATGGAACTGTTAATTTTCCAGAAGCAAAAGTATTAAATAATATTCCACCGCCTATGGCAGAGAGTTGTGCTTATGTAATTGAAGGAATTAAATCAGGATTACATCCATCTATGTTATCAGAAAATGAAAAAGCATTATTATTTGATGTCTATGGTAAAGGTTGGTGGACTAAATATGGCTATGTTGAAGAAGATTTGGAAAGAATTGTAACTACTAGTTTTGCACATTGTAATTCTGAAGAAAAGTAAAAATATAATATAAATAAAAATGATTATATTTTTTAGATATAATTAAAAAATATAATATGGAAAAAGTAGCTGTAACATGTATAGAAATGTTAAATCAAAGAGGATATCAAATTACACATTCAGATACCGAAAAGATAATTGGTATACGTGAAGATGGTACGCAAATTTGTGTGTTTATAGTAAATACTCCTAAATTTAACATATCGCTTGTTGAAGAATATATTGTTTTAATGAACGAAATTGGTATTAATCATAGTATTTTAGTATATAAAAACACTATTACACCGTTTGCAAAAAAAGTATTATCTTCATGTGATTCTATGACAATTGAATTATTTTTAGAAGATGAACTACAATATAATATTACCAAACATCGTTTAGTACCTTTGCATGAAAAATTAGATGATACCGAAGCAGTTGAATTTAAAAAGACTTATGGAACTAAATTTCCTATTATACTAAAAACTGATCCGATTGCTCGATTTTACGGTTATAACCGAGGAGATATTATAAAAATCATGCGTAAAGATAGCTATATTACTTATCGTATTGTTAAATAAATATTTTTTGTTTTTATTATAATTATATAATAAATGATAGATAGTACACAAGAATGGTCTATACGCGAAGTACTATATCTAAATAAATTACGCCACTATTGCCTAGAAATATCCACTGTAATGGAAAAATATTATAAACGTTTATCGTTTCATGATAAGATAATTGTGATACCAAGTATTATCCTAACATCTGTTAGTTCTTTAGCCTCTTTTGGTTCAAATCAATTTGGTGATTCTGCAAAAGCTATTATTCCGATTGCAGTTGGAATATCTTCACTTGTTGTGACTGTCTTAACCTCTCTAAATTCATATTTAGAAATTAGTATAAATCGCAATATTTGTAAAAATGCAGTTCGAGAAATGCGAAAATTAGCGAAAGAAATCGAACTAGAATTATCAGTTGATATTAAAGATCGTGAATATTCAGGAATTACTTTTTGCCGCAATTGCTTTTCACGTATACAAACTATTTACAACACAATACCAATCATTAAATTATTAAAAACTGAAGATGTAGTAACTACTATACCCGTTATTGATTATTATTACGATAACGCTCCCGGAAAAAATAATCCGAATAAAATTAATACTACACCTGTTGAACCAGAAAATCACGATCACGATCACGATTTAGACATACCAGATGAACACGAGACAGTTAATTCAATTATAATGGGAAGTAATTCTGGATCCGTTTCATCTCCTTAAAAATATAATAATTTATTAATAAATTTTAAACTAATATTAGTTTAAAATCTAATTATTCTTAACATAGATCTTATCACATACTTTATTGACATACGTATTCTTAAATTGTAGATACTGCCCTTTCTCATCAGTAGGTTCGTTCTTCTCATCACCATCCGCTAATTTACGCACATTAAATTTCTGATCAGAAAATCGCACAAGGATATTCATAAACTCATCGAAATCGATCTCCTTATCATCTCGTCGTTTTTCTAAATCGGTTAGTATCTCAATATTTTATTCTTTATTTAGAATCCGAATTGTGTTTTTAATCTCATCGATAAATAAGTTTATATCACAACTCTCTGGTAATACGAATCGCTCTCTATTTGCTTGTTCTCTATATTGTTCCAAGTTATAGAAAATCGTCTGTTCTGCTATTTTCATACATGTCTCATCTTTACATCCTTGATAATATACTACTTCGTGTTCATCGGTTTTATTATACACCGATAGTCTATTTGTAAGATTCTCCGCTTTTCCTAGTATATATCTACCTTCTAGTTTATGTGTTGGAGTGGTTAATATGTATATTACATTTGGAACATCATACTGTAATCTAGGTTGCCGTTTTACATATTTGTTAGTTAAATATTTTATTTTTAGCTCTTTATCCTTATTTGCAGCTCGTAATTCTCTATAGCTCTTCGTGTTTTTAATGTCGACTTTACCGGTTAGCATAACTTCGTAGATCCACCCAGATACTTTTACATCAAATTCTGGAGATATCCATTGTGCTATGTTAATTGCGACCTGTGGATGCACCCAAGTATGACGTTCGCCATTTCCTCCGGTAATGTATTGGATTAATTCGACTACGGGAATTCCCGTAGTCGACTTTAGAGCCTGTAAAAAGGTTCGTGTTCGATCAAGACGATTCCAATCATTAAATTTCTTATCACCTGCTTTACATAGATTAGTAACATCAATATATCCATCTTCTCGACTGTCGATTGTAATACCATTAGCAACTACAAGTGGTGATAATTGGTATTCTTCTTCGTTATTATATTCAGTTAAATTTTCTTTATCTTCTGGTGTTTCTGTGTGATTTAATTCTATTACAAATTCATGGTTATTATGATTTACAGTTTTTGGCTGTGATGCTATAGAGGCTATAATATTTTGTAGTTCTTTAGTTTGTTTATCTTTATTTTCTAATTGTCGTTCATAATTATTTTGTTGTTCTTTAATTTGTTTATCTTTATTTTCTAATTGTCGTTCATAATTATTTTGTTGTTCTTTTTTAACTTTAATTTCATATTTATAATTTTGTAATTCTTCTTTGATTACTTGAAGTTCATTTGTAACATTTTGAAATTCTTTATCTCTTGTTTCTTCTCGTAATTTTTGTTCTTTTTCTATTTTAATATTACAACATTCTAAATGTCTTTCCAAATTTGATTTTGTAGTCAAAATTTTATTACAATGATCACAACTATGTTCTTCTATAATAATTGAATTGTCTTTTTTTATAATTCCTCGAATAATAAGACAATATTTAGTTGTTTTTTGATGATAATTCAAACTACTAATATTATTAAAATTTTTTTTGCAGTATTCACATTCCATTTATATATATAAAACATTCTTTTAAATCATTTATCTCTTTGTAAATAAATCACGATAAATCAATTTTGATTGCAAATATTAAATACTAAGGTTATTATTTATTGTGAATACTGTATAATTGTTTTACAAGCTTTCTTTCAATTTATTTTTATAAAAATAAATCTTTTTTTTGGATAATTGATTTTTCACACAAAAGTATAAATTTTTAAGTTTTAAAAATTTTTAATTCAGAATATATTTTATTTTATTCTAATCTACGGTAACCGCTTTAGCTAAATGCCGAGGTTTGTCAGGATTTATTCCTCTTATTAATGCTAATTCATATGCAATTATTTGCATCGGAATAATTGCTAATAAGGCAGTAAGTGGACCGTTTGCTGGTATTTCAACTATTTGATTGGCAACATGACTTACTAAATGAGGATTATCAGTGATAATAATAGTATATGCTCCACGTGCTCGGACTTCTTCCGCTGCTGTAACCATTAATTTAGCATGTTGATCATCCGGTATAATCATAATAATCGGCGTGTGTTCTGTTTCGTCTATTAACGCAAAAGGACCGTGTTTTAGCGCACCACCCGGATATCCTTCCGCATGTAAATAAGTTATTTCTTTTATTTTAAGGGCACCTTCTCGTGCGATGGGTTCAGCCCAACCTTTACCTAGTACAAAACAATGTTGAGATTTATGTAATTGATTAGCTATTTCTCGACATTTACCGCGAGTTTGTTGTAATACAATATTAGCATAATTTGGCAAACGATGAACTGCTTCAAGTAACTGTTTATATCGTTCCGGTTGTGTTTCGTGTAATTGCGCAAACCATAAAGAAATTAATGCTAGCGCAGCCACTTGGCTAGTAAATGCTTTGGTTGAAGCCACTGTATTTTCACGACCTGCATTTAAATATACTCCACAACCAGTAGTACGAGCTATCAACGAACCTACTGTATTTACAACAGAAAATCGCGGTACGGCTAATTCTTCACTTATAACTAATGCTTTATATACATCTTTGGTTTCACCTGATTGTGATAAAGCGAGTACACCAGCATTTTCATGTGCTAAATTGTCTCGATTAAATTCAGACGCATCTACTACTTCCACAGTATTAAAACATCGTAGATATTTCATCATAAGAGAACCGTATAAACCAGCATAATACGAAGTTCCGCAACCAGTTAATATAATATTTTTTATAGTAAGTAGAGATTCTCGTCTTGAATCAAGACCACCCAGTTTAACTTGATTATTAGTCATAATTCGACCTCCGTAATTCAATGTTCGTTCTAATGATTTTGGTTGCTCTAATATTTCTTTAATAGTCCAATGTGGATATGGATCAGGTGTTAATTCAATTTGTTCAGCTTCAGTTTTTTGTAAACGTGAAATATCAATATCAGATCCACCAGCTTTAATAATACAAATTTCTTTATCCTTAAGAGAAATATAATCACGAGTATAACGTGTAAATGCAGCAGTTTCTGATGCAATAAACATTTCATTGTCACCAAAGCCAATGCATATAGGTGAACCGTTTCGACAAGCAATAATTTGATCAGGATAATCTGTACATAAAATAGCAAGCCCCCATGTGCCTTCTAGACAACTAAGAGTTTTTTTAATTGCTTCGATTAAAGGCATTCCGTTATGTAAATATAAACCAATCATTTGGGCAATAATTTCTGTATCAGTTGTTGAACGAAAAATAACACCTGCATTTACTAATCTATTTTTTAATTCCTTATAATTATCAATTGTTCCATTATGCACAACTGTAACACGATTATGCATATCGTTATGAGGATGAGCATTTTCATCTGTTTTACCTCCGTGAGTTGCCCAACGCGTATGACCGATACCCACTGTATGACCATTATGATAATGTGAATTCGCTCTTAATATTTCAATCGAATCCGATGTTGATTCAATAGATGCAAATTTAGTAGTAATAATATTTTTTTTTTGGTGATATTGTAGCAATACCAACACTGTCATAACCACGATTTTGTAATATGGTAAGACCTTCTAATAAAAATGGTTTGGCCGAATCTTTTCCAACATAACCAACAATTCCACATGCTTTAACATGATCAGGTTCTTTGTATTTTTTGTATATAGATAATGAACATATTGAAGTAAATATACTAATATTTTTGAAATACTTAATCATTTTTTAATAATATTATATTTATAAATAATATTATTATTAAAAAAATTTTATAAACTTATAACATGATCAAACATTCCAGCTACCATTTGATGTCCAATAACGATACACATCTTATTATTGAAATGTTCTTTTATGGTCTCAAACACATTACTAGCACTAGTTTCATCCAAACTGGCAGTGCATTCATCGAGTAGTAGTAATGGTGAGTTAAAAATCTCTGCAAGTGCCAATGTGTATGCTAAAATAACTCGGCTAAGTTCACCTCCGGATAACGTGTTTAAATCACATTCCATATCTTTATAGTGAATTATAGCTGATATTTGCGGTTTGACATTTTTTTTCGTATATTTAAACGATTGAAGTTGCACAGACATCGGATTATCCGGAAAAAAATGTTCTAAATACACCGATGCGTGTATATTAATAGAATCAACAATACTACTGATATAAATAGATTCAGCTTCTAAGATTTTCTCTTTTAATAATGTTGCAGCTGCATATAGATCACGTTGTTCTAGTTCTTGGGTTTTTAACTCTGAAACTTTTTGGGTCCAATTGTCGTATTCAGTAATTTTTTCACTGTAAATTTTATACTTTTCAATAATACTAAGAGTATTTTCAATAACTTCTTTACGTTCTTCAACAGCCAAGATTTCTTTATCAATATCCTCTATATTTGATATTAATTCGTCTTCGGTTACTATTTTTTCATATTGTTTAATATACTGTCCACGAATTTTTTCTAATATTTCGGTATGATTTTGTACTTCTAATTGATAATCTCCTAAACGTGTAGTTAGTTCTGATAAATATTTTTTTTGCTGTTCTTGTGTAACAATTATATGTCGTATTTGTTCCTCATCAAAATTTATACATTCTGGATCCATATTTTGTGCATAACTATTATTTTCTAGTCTATTAATTTCACCTGCCATAGCGGTAACACTATGGCAAAAGGTTTCATACGAGGAAGAAAATTTTTCATTTTTTATACACTGCTTTACTTTTACTAATTTTCGTTCTAATTCATTATTTTTAATATCATAATCTAATAAGTATTGTAAATCTTCTTTTAAAGAGATTATATCCGGTAATTCATCATAATTATTTTTTATTTCGGAAATCTCACATATTAATTTATTTTTACGTTGTAACTTATATTCTTCTTCTGGTATACTTATTTCTAGTTTTTTAAGTGTAGTTTTTAAAGTATTAATAACTTTTTGTAAATTATCTATATCGGTATTCAGATCAATTTCCGGTAAATTTTCCAGTAAATACAATAGATTGTCTTTAAATCGTAATTTTTTTGTACACGATGGACATGTGTAAGATTCTTTTTGTGTTTTCCATAGATTTTGTAACTGAATTTTCTCTTCTAGCTCTAAACGTAATCTTTCAAGTTTTTCGCGTTTTTCGGTTAAAATTTCGTCAGAAATAGCTTCATATTGCGCTAATTCATCAATATATTTTACCATTCGTTCCAGATCAGAGATAGTAGTTTTTGTCTCTTGTATCAAATCTTGTAACTCTTCTTTGGTATATTCAATCCATAAAGTATTTTTTATATTCTCAATTTGCGCTTGATATTCCCCAAATTCTTGAATTTTCATCTGGTTTAACTTTAGTAAATCGGTATCGTATTGTTTTTTCATGACTGTTAGTTCTTTTGTACTAATTAGATATCGTAAATGTCTTTTATATATAACGAGACGTTCATCACCAATAAATGATATGCTACTGATTTCAGTTTTTATTTTACTAATTTTATTCTGTAAATCTCCTAATATAGACTCCTTACCGTCTACTGTGGCATTCATTACTTTAATAGCGCTCAATTGATCTTGAAGTATACGTAATTTTTTGCGATGACGCGTCAGTAATGTATTACAATTTTTATACTTAATATGTTCATTATTAGTAACTTCTTCAATAGATTTTTTTGTCTTATAGGGAAATTTTACCTCTTCCGGTTTCTCCATCTCGTTTAATACATTAGTCGATAATTCTAATTTTGATATTGTATCGTTTAATATTTCATGACGATCATATATCAATTTTTTTGAGATTTCTTTAATCTTTCCTAAATCCACATCTTTAAAGGCAAATTTTTCGATAAATTCTAATTTATCGGTTGGTGACATGAGAATAAAGGAATTTAAAGCATTTTGAGAGATATAACTCGTTACGTCAAATGCGATACCAAAACGCCGATTAATAATCTCTTGAGCAACTTCATCTTCATAAGTATCGTTTACCACTAAACGATTTGGACGTTTAGTCCGTGTGATCACTAAATCTTCAAATTCTAATGTAACCGCACAAGAACTAGAGCCATATGATTGTACTTTTATACCATTACCAAATAACGCAAAATAAATAGCTAACAAAATTGTTGTTTTTCCTTGTCCTGAAACACCAGAAATTAATATTAATCCATTATCTCCAAAATCAAAAGTATTATTTTTATAACACCGAAAATTATTTAATGTAACCTTCATATTTGTTAATTTTTATAATAATTTAAATATTATAAAAATCAATTTTATAGTTTTATTTTTATGAAGGTGGATGTCGTTGGAATAGACATATACTATAATAATCTTTAATCTGTTCGTATCGGCGCTTATACTCTTCTTCTGTCTCATTATCTTTTTGATAAATAGACATCTCGTTCATTTTGACCGATAATGCATCTGGATCGCGGAAATATAAGAAATGTACTAAGAAATAACCCCATGTATAGAAACAATAAGAACAATTAAACTCTTTCTGATAATCAGTTGATAAATCAACGGTATGATATCGCAAATTATACTGATTGGTATCATGAAAATAACAAAAACTACCTTGTTCCCAATATTGTTGTTCGCCGAGGGTAGTATTATCCCAGACTTTTTCTAATATATCAGCTGCGTATTCGCTATTACGTACAAACCATACACCGGTATTGATACGATATCCATTATCACGGGACACTAAAAAGTGTTTTGAATCATCGCTTAAGTATTTGTCAATAAAAGATTCTAATTTAATGTCTTCATTCATAACTAATGTATCAGCATCCATCCACACAACAAAATCGTATTTTTTAGTACCATTTTCATCTACTGCGTTCAAACATTTTTGTAAAATACGTACTTTACTCCAAGCCGGATGCCGCGATGTATCATATACTGTTTCATCATCTTCAAATCCGTAACCCCATTTTTTGCAATATATTCGTTTACCGTTGTGTCCATATTTTGTACATTCTTTGTATTTTTCACCAAGACTTAGAGTACATACACATATTTTTTTAACAGCGAGTCTAGCCGCTTCTTCTCTAGCTTTAGCTTTAGCTTCTTCTCTAGCTTTAATTTCGGCTTCATCTTTCATTCTTTGTGGAAATACAATATAGCGTTCAAAATTTGTAGTTTTATAATACTCATTGCAATTATTCACCCGATTTTTATATGCCTCTTCTGTCTCATCATCTCGTTGATGTTGATACATAAAACTTGTATCGCTACGAATAGTATCATGATTTGTCATCCCTAAATAATGAACAATAAAATTTCCAGTTTGATAAAAACAATAAGAGCAATTAAATACGTGTTGCTTATTGGTATGTAAAATTACCGAATGTTCTCCTAATTTACTAACATTTCGATCATATAAATATGTATAAAATCCCTGTTCCGCGTAATTATCAAATAAATGTTCTTCAATTGCATCATCGTATAATTTATTTAGCATATACAAAGCATACGCATTATTTTTAACAAACCAGACACCGGTATTGATTAGGAAACCATTATCTCTAGACATCATAAATGTCTTTTTACCCATATATTCAGAAATAATATCTTCTAATCGAATTGTATCGTTCATAATCATTGCATCTGCATCAATCCACACTAAATATTCGCTTTCAGGATAGTCAATTAGACATTCAATCATTAATTTTACTTTACTCCAAGTCATGTGTCGAGTATTCTGATAATGTTGTTCTCCACCTTCGATAAAAGTATAGTTGTGCTTTTCACAATATTTAATTTTGGATAAATTAGGGTATTTCATAGTCTCTTTATATTTCTCACCAATTGATAAACTACAGACTACGATATTTTTATCTCCAGTACTCATTTTTATGTAATTAAAACTTTATTTTTAAATAGAATTATATGATTTATATAAATTAAAATTTATCACGGTATTAATAAAAATATGAAAAAGCTTAATTTATATAATACCGGATTTCTTTCAGGATACGATCTTAACGAATTTCGTGTGTCTCAAGGACTGGATCCGCAAAATATAGCCGATACATGTGATTATGTAACCCCGAAACGAAACATAACTGACGGCAAATGCAATAATTTCTTATTATATCCTGTTCCATCGGTACAACTAAACTATGGATTAAAACCGATACCGAGTAGTGCTACTTGTGCACGTTATGTACAAGCACCTTAATAGTATTAAACACTGCAAAATATCCATTTATAACCTAAATCAGTACTACATATAGACATTAAAAATTGTTTATTTACTAGATCAACATCAAATAAATAATCTTTCCAAACATCACTATTTAAAATTGCGCTATGCATATCTGCAAACGTAGAATAATGTCGAAGATACTCTATTAATTCGCTACCTAATACACAAAGTGTGTTAAAATATACAGATGCAGGACCTGAACCACCAGCACAAATACCGTGTTTAAAAAATTCGTGTTTTGCAAACCAGTAATCATCCCTTGGATCATTTACAAAATCACATAACGCATGGATATTGCTATCAAATACATTAGCAGCGGGAGGTACGCATAATGAATTACCATATTCATTAGCGCTTATCCATAAACCATGATAACCAATGTGATTATGACTATATGCATTATCACCAAAACCACTTTCTATAACAATTGTACCACACATACTGTTATTTTGTGGACAATGCATATATTTACCAAATGTACTTGATAATAATATTGTCGCTAAATATATTAATATGTTAAATAAAAAATTCATATTAATATATAGATAAAGACAACTTTAAATCATTAATTTTTATACTCTTCAATTGGTATATTTAATATATCACTTATTTCACGGGCAATTTTTAAGATTGTTAATTCAGATAAGTTAACTTTAGCGGCAAATTCTTTTAATGTAATACTTAAATGCTCTCTACAAATCCAAAAATAAATTAAACCAGCCGCCGCACTTTGTGGACGTGAACGGTTTAATTTACTACTCTTATTCTTAATGGAATCATATAATACGGATACTTGTTCTTTTTGTTTAATATTTGCTTTAAATTCATCCATGATATCGTCTACTAAATTTATTGGTGTAATATATGTCACATGAATTTTTGAATCTTTTGGCGCATTTAAATTAACATGTTTTAAACCTTTTAAACCCGTTTTACGATTCAGAGAAAAAATTTTAATTAATTTTTCATGTGATTGTGGTCGTCCTTCTAGTTTAAAACTATGAAATATAGATGCAAAAATAATAGCCTTACGAGAATTACCTCTAAAAATTTGACCTTTAGTCACATCACCGTATATTTTATTTGCGATCGATACAATTTTTTCACTAAAACCCATATTTTCAACATCTTTAAATATAGTGCGATCTTCACATTTTCGAGCTTGTACACGATTTGGATCAGTACTGCGTTTCGTATCGGTTGAACCATAATAGCGCCAGTCTTTTTCATGTGATATATTACGCTTGATTTCTTCACCGCAGTCATTGCATATTACGACTCCATTTTCTGTAACTACTTCAAGATGTTCACATGTATCAGAACATGTTTCATATTCGTCATCGTTCTCATTTTCGGTTTTTTTAAATTGATCAAGTGCTTGGTCAAATAAACCGTAGTCTGTTATAGACATTTTTTCTTAGATTTTAATTTTTATTTTTAAATTTCAATTTTAATTCTTTAAATTATTTTAATTTTTATTTATTTTAGCTAGATGTTCCGCTAATGTTTTTTTTGATGATTTTAATCGTTCTAATTTAGGTATTAGAGAAGATAAAAAATTATCTTTTTCACTTTTATTATCGGTAAATTCAAACGGTTTGGCAATAATACAATTATCTGGCTGTGTATCATATACTTCATCGTAATCATCTAAGATGACAGTGTTATACACGTTGTAATTAGCAAGCTTATAATAATCCCATAACATGGATAAATCTTTAGTACCTTTTTTGTTACGTTTTGAGATACTGCAGTGTTTTGAAAAGAATATCCAGTCAATTTTACGTTCGGGATGATCTTTTAAGATAATGTGTTCAATGATAAACAACGCATAATCTTTGGTTGCAGCAGTCCATATTGATACATTAAAATTTTCGAATAAATAGTCTAAAAAATCTTGTAAACCAGGTCGTTCAAAAATAATGTAATAATCATCCATATTTTCAAAACGGAATTGCTTAGCTTTATCCTTGTATCGTTTGAAATCATACTCTTCGGTCGGCACAGCAGAAATTAGAGTATTATCTAAATCTAATATATAATTAAGTTTCATTTTTATTTATATTAATAAAGATTATTTTTAAATACTGTTTTATTTAAGTAATGGTGGTCTTTTACTATCATCTTCAACTTCTCGTAATTTTTGCATTGCCATAGCTGCAGCCATTAAATTACCTTTTTTTACAGTAGTATTATTTTCTACTACGATTGGTGCAACTTTTTTCTCTTTTTTTCCTTTTCCCTTAAATTTATTACTAAATTCGTAGTTACCGGAATTACTTCGAATAGGTGCCATTGGTGGTTCAACGGTATCTTCATCATCTTCGTCATTTTTATCGGAATAATTTTCTTCTTCTATATCATCTTCTTCACTTTCACTGATTAAATCTTCAATGAGTGTTTCTTTTGGTAATTCTAGTTTTGCATTTTTACCACTGTGTGACTTAGCACTTTGCGCTTTCGCACTTTGTGACTTAGCACTTTGCGCTTGTATTTGGGTCTGTAATTGCGCTTGGTGTTGCACTTGTTCTTGAAGTTGAGCTTGAACTTGTGCTTGTACTTGCGCTTGATACTTATTAATAATTTCAGTAATCCATTGAAATGCGGTTACACCCTCGTATTTTTCGACACCACCATCCGGATAAATATTTAGAACACATGGTACTTCAGTAATTTGTATTTTATTTGATTTAATTATCTGTGCGCGAATATTCTCATTATCAACACATATTAAATTTAAATTTAACAGCTGAGTTAAGTCAACCCCCAGATTAGGCGTTTTTAATAAGGCTATAAAATCATTACATTTTTTCGAGTATTTACTATATAGCATTACGGATAAATTTTTATGTTCCATTTTTAATATAAATAATTTTTCGTTTTAAATCAGAAAAAAATTATATTTAAAATCTATTGTTTATTAATAAATTAACATAATGGAATACGGTATAACACTTAATACTCCACAAATAACAGACAATAACTACATGAAATTTGTTGGTTATTCAGAGAATAATTTTTGTATAAAAAAATATTTTTCATGCGAAACCGCTGATTTAATTTCGCATAAAATTAGCGAACTATTACAAGGAGTGGATCCCAATAATCGTAAAATAATTGTTCCACATAATACGATCTATAGTATTATGTCATCCGTATATGAGAATTATCGCCCGCCGACTGGGGATATTTATGGACGATACAATGTTCCGAGTGGAATCGGTGGTGACAGTTATGTCCAATCGATGATCGATCAAGTAATCGAAATAATAACCGCTGATGTACGCACCAATTTGGGCATGGAAGAGAATAATTCCAAATTATCTATTTATACTACGATTTTGGGAGACTTTAATCAACACGGACTACGATCGCATCCAGTGATTAAAACCCGGGTTCGTCGACCCAATCCTATGGAATTTAATATGCATTATTAAAATTAAATTATAATAATGAATTTTTAAATTAACGATGATTTAAAAATCAAATATATGAATAGTATTACTTATAAACAAGTTATAAACACATTATTACAATATGACCTATTTGATCACTTGTCAATTCAGCTATTGTATAATGTAATCGATGATGTAGAATTAGTCGCGAGGTTATTAAATTATCGTGCAATAAATGGTGATTATATAGACCCAACTATTGGTGAAGATAAATTTTTCATGTGTTTATTCATCGATGAACATACTCCTATAAATTTAAAATTACTCGAAATATTACTAAATTATGTTGGTCCACGTGGCGAACGTGTGGATCCAACTGTATATAATAATTATGCTTTACGGGAGGCAAGTTTTCGCGGAGATGTTAAAGCAGTTGTACTGCTATTAAGTATAAATATGGTAAATCCACTTGATAATAATAGCGAAGCTATTACAAATGCTATTCAAAATGGTCATACAGAAGTGGTAAATTTATTAGTAAATTATATTAACAGTTATGAAATATTACGACAAATTATTTTAACCGCTATTGAGTTTCAACAAATAGAAATACTTAAATTATTATTAAAATTAAATAGTAATAATAAAATATTACATAAACTAATAAGTAAAAATTATTATGTATTAATAGACTTATTAGAAAATATAAATCTACATTCTTATCGGAATACTAAAAAAGATGAAGAAATAGCCAAAATATTACAATATACTATTCTTGATTATAAAAAAATAAATTGTATAAATTACTATACTAGAAAACGTAAATTTATAATGAATAAAACAGACTTGGATAAAGTTAATCGTGATATTATCATATCGCAGTTATGGGCAAAGGAAAATACCACCGTTAAAAGTATTAATCGGTGTCGTATAGCTATAAATTCTCCATCTTTAGAAAAAGATGAATTTATTATTAGTATAAAACGCATGGACATTGGTAAACAAAAGAGCAATAGCTTACAATTACCTGAAGATATACTAAAATTATTAGAAGAATATTATTAATTATTAATAATGATTTAAAAATAATGTGTATAATTATAAAAACATGATTATTGGTATAATTGGTAACGGATTTGTTGGTAAAGCAACTTGTCAATTACAATGTACAGATATACAAATTCTTGCTTACGACTTAAATCCGGATTTTTGCAGTCCTAAAGGTATTACTTTAGAGGATATGAATCGCTGTGAAATGGTATTCATATCGGTGCCAACTCCTATGAATACCGATAACTCGTGTTATTTAGGTATTGTCGCATCTGTATTAACCGATTTGGATCGGATTGGATATAAGGGATTCCGAATTTTACGGTCCACAGTTCCAGTGGGTACAAGTGATGTGTTGGGATGTTATTTTATGCCCGAATTTTTAACCGAGAAAAACTATGTAAAAGATTTTATTAACAACGAGAAATGGATTTTTGGGTTACGAAATGCGAATACTAGCGAAGATATCCTCTTTCAACACCGTATAACCGATTTGTTCACTACCGCGTACAATAATCGAGTAATTGAATACAAAGATTTAAATTTTGTTAGTAACAAAGAAGCTGAAATGATTAAAATGTTTAGAAATTGCTATTTAGCCACCAAAGTCAGTTTTTGTAATGAAATCGCCCAATTTTGTGCACTTAGCGGAGTTGAATATGAAAATGTACGGCTGTTAGCCGCTGCGGATCCGCGAATTTTACCAAGTCATACTGCTGTACCCGGTCCAGATGGGTTGCGAGGATTCGGCGGTACCTGTTTTCCCAAAGATACAGCCAGTCTAAATTATGAGATGGAAAAACTGGGTATGCAATCATATGTACTAAAAGCCGCGATTACTCGTAATGAAAAAGTAGACCGACCGGAAAAAGATTGGTGTCGAGATAAAGGACGCGCTGTGGTCAGTGATAAAACGGTATAAAGTATTTTTTAATTCCGCATTATTGGAATTAAAAAAGTGTATATAGTATAATAATTACAGATCTATTCTGCTTTAATACAGTTATCTTTATGTAGATACCAATGTGCTCTTTGACATATTTCATTGCAATAAAAGCTATCATTATTATTAAGTCTACGATTTTTATAGAATAATTATAATAATTCAATTTTTAACAATTAGAATTTAATCTTCTCCTCGTACATCACACCGATTGGTTTAAATTTACAACTTGATTTAGTGATCCCATGATATTCGTATTCTACCTTATTGAAATTTTCACGAAACTTTTTTATATCGATGATTCCACCATATTCCGTCAATAAACGCCAATGCGGTGCTGGATTAATTAATACAGCTCGTGTACTCATCAAATTATTGTACATTTTTGCCAATAACATACTTGAATTATCATACATATGGTCTCTTTTATTATCATCAATAAACGCTTGACAGCAATTAAAAGAACAAAATACACCATCCGTTTCATAATATTCACCTTCTTTTAATTTCATATTCGTATCGAGTTTATCTCGACGCAATGACGTGATATTCTCTTTAATTGTATACATATCCTTATTGATATTTGAAATGTAATTTTTGATTGCTTGTGACGATACGTATCGAATCGGACACCCAATCGGCTTGGTCTCGAATTTATGTCGACACCAGTAACAATTATATTTTAATGTGTTTACGTCTTCTTGAGTCGTAAAATCAATCATACACACATGACATAGATGCATTTTTTTTGATTCATCTAGAAATGATATTACTTCGGTTGTGTTTTTGTCCGTATTTAAATCGGATAATTTGGTGACATTAGTCGGGATCAGATTCGCCGAATCGCATGCTAACGGGATATTATATTTTGACAACACTGCGTTAATGTCGATATTATTAAGAGTAAAAATAAATTTATGGATTCGCTTCGGATTTTTTGTCATTTAAATTAAATTCTTATTTGTAAAAAACAAATAAAATTCAATTTTAAAAATTATGTAATTATAATAAATATGTCTAAATGCACAATAGAATTATGGAATAATTTATTTTGTAGTATGAGCATATTTCCCGCAAAAAATTACTCACTTGTAGAAAATATGAACTCGTTAACGCGGTTAGCTGTATTAGTCTACATTGTCTTATTATTATGCGGATTTCGCTATAGCGAAATATTTTTATTAGTTTCTTTATTATTTATAATTATTCTTTATTATCTACAAAGGAATACAATGACAAAAGAAAATTATAATTCGGCAACTGCCCGATCGCGCCGATTGGTGGATGCCAAAACCGGTAAAATTGACATCAATCGACCCACGGCTTATCGTTTCTGTAACGACGATGTACCGCTTGAATACAATAATCCCAACTATATTTCACCTAATCAACGGTTAGCGGGACCTCCAAATCCCAAAACGCTTATACCACCGGTTGTGATCTCACCAGCCGGTGATAATGACTACTGGATTAGTAATAATCTGGTGATCCGCTCACAAATTAACGATTTAAGTAATATTGATGTCCACAATTCCGGTTATCAGGTCGATACGTGTTGTGGTTATATACCAAAAGATACGGCATTTATACCGAAATCGGGGTGTTACGGTGGTGAAAATGCGGTTCAGGGTAGTAAATATCCGTTGGCTAAATCGACTACACCAGTTCGGGAAAATTTCAGCTATCCGTACTTGAAAACTCCTTTGATAGTGCGTCCCAATGAGCCAGGTTTTGTCAACACGACATGTGGATATAATCCACGACAACTGCAAACGGCTGGTTTACCGACCAATTTGGCAGCCGGTCGATGTGAACAGGATCCGGTATATAAACAGTATAACGAAAACTTGTTTACTCAAACGATTCAACCTGGAGTGTATACTCGTAGTCAAATTACCGAACCGATTAACGCGAATATCGGTATCTCGTTTAATCAACAATTTGAACCGACTACCTGTGCCATTAACCAGCAGAATGGCGAGATGATGTATACCGAACACGATCCGCGTTTATACCAAGGCGAGGTGATTGAACCAAATCTGGAGGTGATTAATGCGATCGATCCCGCGAATGTGTACGATCCACGCCATACAGGATATGGAACCTCGTATCGCGCATATAACGATGACAATATCGGCCAAACTCGTTTTTACTATGATGATGTGGATGCAATCAAAATGCCGAATTATATCGCACGTAGTAATATCGATTTTGCGCGTTTTGCTGATAGCTACGGACCGATTCCTGGAGGAGAGGAATTCGGTAATAAATATAATGGCGATATTCGGGCGCTAGCGAACGATGCGTGGCTACGGTCTAATCTACAACAACGCACTGATTTACAGCAAAGCGCGATGCGCAAGGTGAACGCTGAAGCGTGGCAAAAACGGATTGCTCCGATCCGCACATCGGGACAACGAATGATGGGCGGCATGAGCTGTCGGTAAAAAATAGTGTATTTATTAAAAAATTATAAATTAATTTATAATTTTTTTAAATTTGCAAATCAAGTTTATTATGTTTTTTCTAAAGACTATTTTTGAGCATTATGTGTAAATATACATAATCAGCTTATAAAGCATTGAATTGATACATCATATTTCTTAACTAAATTAATCAAGTATTGAGTTTTTGTATTTATAAAATCTACAAATTTGTTTTACTAAAAATTTATGTATAGACGAATACTGCACCTGCATTGCTATTATCATTGATCGCCCCCGCGGCTAATGTGTTGCCGTCTGGTGATAAACTCACTGAAGCGCCTAATTGTCCAGCACCTGTCTCTCCAGTACCGGTCAGTTTACTACCTTGTTGAGTCCATGTACTGCCGCTCCATTGACTACCGGTTCGTCTATATAGGAATACCGCACCCACATTACTATCATCACTGTTAGCTCCCGTTGCTAATGTGTTGCCATCAGATGATAAACTCACCGACTTGCCTAAAAGTCCAGCACCAGTAATTCCACTACCGGTCAGTTTACTACCCTGTTGAGTCCATGTACCGCCACTTCGTGTATATACGAATACTGCACCCGCATAGCTATTATCATTGTACGCTCCCCCGGCTAATGTGTTGCCGTTTGCGGATAAACTCACTGAGTTGCCTAATTGTCCAGCACCAGTCGCTCCGCTACCGGTCAGTTTACTACCCTGTTGGGTCCATGTAGTACCACTTCGTGTATACACGAATAATGCACCCACAAAGCCATTATCAGAGTATGCTCCCGCGGCTAACGTGTTGCCGTCTGCCGATAAACTCACTGATCGGCCTAATTGTCCAGCACCAGTCGCTCCAGTACCCGTAAGTTTACTACCCTGTTGGGTCCATGTAGTACCACTTCGTGTATATATGAATACTGCACCCACATTGCTACTATCCTGGCTCGCTCCCGCTCCTAAAGTGTTGCCATCTGCAGATAAACTCACTGAGAAGCCTAATCGTCCAGCACCAGTCGCTCCAGTACCTGTCAGTTTACTACCCTGTTGAGTCCATGTAGTACCACTTCGTGTATACACGAATACTGCACCCACGCTGCTATTATCAGCGTGCGCTCCGACGGCTAATGTGTTGCCGTCTGCCGATAAACTCACTGAGAAGCCTAATCGTCCAGCACCAGTCTCTCCACTACCGACCAGTTTACTACCCTGTTGAGTCCATGTACTACCACTTCGTGTATACACGACAACTGCACCCGCACTACCATTATCACCGGGTGCTCCAGCGGCTAACGTGTTGCCGTCGCTCGATAGACTCATTGAGGAGCCTAAATTTCCATTAACACCCGTCATTTCACTACCGGTCAGTTTACTACCCTGTTGGGTAGTAACATAAAAACTTTCTGATATATTATCAAGCATAATCCATCCATTTGATGTCCACAATAATTGAACTCTACTATAATCAGGATTCATAGTAAAACTACCAAGTTGTCCAAACGTTGTACCGTAACAAGTTATTTGCACTGGTAGACTTCGTTTTGTTGATAATTGTAAGTTTACTATACTTCCAGATACGCTATCTGGAAGAGTTGCGTATCCAATACCAGTTGTGTATGCACTACCAAAACAATTGATAATTACGGTACCGCTAGTAGCCAATTGTACACTTGAACTTGGTGAACTAAAAGAAGTACTTGCAGTAACAACTGTTAGTGCGGACGATGATGATGATGTTGCCTGTAATTGCCCTAATGTATTCAATGTTACAGTAGTATTATCGATATTCGGTGCAATCATAGTCGGTGCATTCGCATTCAATACGCCGTTCGTGTAACTGGGTCCAGTTAAACCGCGTCCGATACTCACACCTAACACATTCGGTACACCAGAATTTAATACTTCATTAGTGTAACTAGGACCGGTTAGCGAAGTGTCGAAGTTTAACGAAATATACGAATTTGGTGCCACTGTAGATCCGGTTAATGGTGCGTAAATACTTGTAAACATTCCCGTATATCCGGTGTACCCTGTGTATCCGGTGTATCCTGTGTATCCTATGTCTCCTCTTACTCCTTGTGATCCAGTGTACCCGGTGTATCCAGTATATCCAGTATATCCTGTTGTTCCTGTATATCCAGTGTATCCAGTGTATCCTGTTTGACCGGTGTATCCAGTATATCCTGTATATCCAGTAAATCCGGTAAATCCAGTGTATCCAGTGTATCCAGTGTATCCCGTAAATCCAGTATATCCCGTGTATCCTGTGTATCCCGTGTATCCCGTGTATCCAGTGTATCCGGTACGTCCTGTAAATCCAGTGAATCCAGTGTATCCTGTATATCCAGTGAATCCAGTGTATCCAGTGAATCCAGTGAATCCTGTTTGTCCAGTATAACCAGTGTATCCTGTTTGTCCAGTGTATCCAGTAAATCCGGTGAATCCGGTAAATCCGGTATATCCGGTATATCCGGTGTATCCGGTATATCCGGTCAATCCAGTGTATCCGGTATATCCGGTGTATCCAGTGTATCCAGTGTATCCAGTGTATCCGGTATATCCAGTAAATCCGGTGAATCCGGTATATCCCGTGTATCCGGTATATCCAGTAAATCCGGTCAATCCGGTAAATCCGGTGTATCCAGTGTATCCAGTGTATCCGGTGTATCCGGTGAATCCAGTCAATCCGGTATATCCGGTGTATCCAGTGTATCCAGTGTATCCCGTGTATCCGGTAAATCCAGTAAATCCGGTGTATCCGGTGTATCCCGTGTATCCGGTATATCCAGTACATCCTGTTACACCAGTAT